TGTATGAAGTAGTTAAGTGTGTTCAAGTAACTGCTAAAGAAGTAAGAGCAATCAAAAAAGAAATTACACTAGAAGTAATTAACTGGCAATCACAACAACAAGATGAACAAGACCGACTACTACAAGAGTCCGAGGGGACAAAAGAAGATAAGGAGAACGAAGAATGACAACACTATCTACACACCGCACAGGCGGTTCAAGAGGCGCAAATGGATACGGAGAGTACCAAGTGCGATACGCAAGTGATAGACAACAACAATTCATAAAGACATTACTAGAAACAAAAGCACATTCTTTTGTAGATGTAGATGTCACAACACTCAATGTTCAAGGTGCTGGAGAACTAATCACTAAGTTACTTGCGCTACCTAACAAAGCAGGAGTCATTAACTCTGCTAGTGAAAAGCAACTTTCTTTTGCGAACTCACTAATCAAAAAGAAAGAGGGCGGTACTGAAACTCTCAATCACTATCTACACAATCGCAAAGTATCTTCTTTAGAAGAACTAGACCGCAAAGATGTGTCTGAGATTATCAACGCACTAAAGTTTGCTAAAGAAGTTACACCGCCAATGAAGATTACAGAGGTTGGTGCTTACATACTTGACGGAGTTGTTTATTCAATCCGACAGAACTCTGAAACAAAGCGTTGGAGTGTTTGGACTTACTCTGATGTTGCTAAGAGGTATGTACGCAACGATAAGGAGTTTGGTGTTCTCTACAAGTTAGATACAACAGACCGCTTAACACTAGAACTTGCTATTAAGTATTCGGCACAAGTTGGTATCTGTGTTCATTGTGGCAAGACATTAACAGTATTGAAATCTGTTGCTGGTGGTATCGGACCGATTTGTGCCAAGAAGTATCACTAAGAAAGGAATGGGAAATGAAAGTATCTGAATTAAAAGAACTACTAAAGAAGTATGAACCTGATACACAGTTAGTTGTTGCGCTATGGGATAAAGAATGTTTCAAGGCGTTAGATACGGAAGAACGATTACTAACTGATAACGAGTGGGACTATGTTGCCAAAAACTTTAGTGTTCAAGCACACGACCAAATGTTAGGCGCAAGTATTCGTGGTGTATTAGAAAACAAAATGAACTCAACAAATGAAGCAACAGAATTATTTATTGCTGACTTTATGGAAACTTATTTAGCAGGTACAACGGAAGAACAACTATGGGATACGGAATAGGAACAATGAGAACAGTAAAAGAAATTATCCACATTCTCTCTGCGCTTAACCAAGACGATAAGATTTGGGCAATTTGGGTTGATAAGAATGAGTTAATAGACATCATTCAAGATACCGACTACACAGATAGTGACGGCAACCCTATTGAACTAAATAAAGAACTTATTAACAATGAGTTTCTTGATGATGTTATGTCTAGCGTTGATAGTGCTGACTATGTATGGGATAGGTTCAATGATGAACTAAGAGATGAAACAAGAACCAAGTACGAACACATAATCAACAAAGTTGTTGAAGCAAAAGAAGATACAGACCTATGGGATAAGGAATAAATAAATGACAACACAACTAGAGATACAAAAAGAAACAAGTATAAATGTAAGTGGCAATCTTTCTTTTTATTGTTATGTGACACTAAAAGATAGTGAGCAGATAATCATTGACATTGAAGAAACAGAATGGAGAAACGGAAGTTACCAATCAACAGGTGTGATAAAGAAGTTTAGATTAGAGAAAATCTGTTATCAAAACTATGCTCGCCCCGAACACGATTGGGTCAATCTTTATTCAATAGAGGTTCGTGGCTTTAGGAAAGATAAAGGTTTGCGATACAGAACAGACACCTTTCACAACCTAAGTCAATTAGTAATTGACCAAATCCCTGACCACTATCACAACTACGCAAGGGAAGCGTTTGCTGAACAAGTAGTGAAACTACAAGAACGACTAACAACAATGACTAACAAAGGAGTATGCGTTGAACCTAGAAACTAATTCCGCAGGGACAAAATCTAAGCGACTAACTAAAGGAATGAAACAAGAGAAAGAACAAATCTTGGTTGGTACTAGAGTGCCTAAATCAGATTTAACTTTGCCAAAAGAAGTTTCAGACATTCTTATTGGCTTGCCACTAGATGAACGCAGAGCGTATGTGTTTGAGTTACGCAAAGCAGGTTGGACACTTCAATCTTTGGCAACACCACTACACATAACAAGAGAGTCCGTTCGTCTTTACGGACTAAAAGAACCTACTGGTGAATTATTAGCAAAGGTGAAGCACTTACCTATTGTTACACCGCCTGTAATAGAACTCTTTGTTGAAAGAGTAAAGCGTGTAAAGCCTGACCCACAGGTGATAGCGCAACTAAAAGAACTTCAACCTAAAGCGTTTATGGTTAGAGGCAAAGGTAAATCTAATCGTGAAGAAGCAGAACTTTATACACGACTTATCTATGAACTAATGGAGAGTGGCGTATCGGGTTATCGCATAGCAAAAGAACTTGGGGTTACTCATAGTGCGCTGGCGTTTCGTTTAGTGCGTTACGGATACACAACAAGCAACGGAACTTCGCGTTCATACAGAAAACTAACTAACCGAAAGATAGAAGGAGAAGGAAATGCCGAACTGGTGTAGTAACGAATTAACAATAGAAGGTAGTCCTAAAGAACTTTCTAAACTAATAAAGAAAGTTGAGATTACTAAGTCAGAAGCAACAGAAACTCATTCTGAGTCAATCTTCTCTTGCCACAGAGTTATCCCAAGACCTATTGACCAAGAAGCAAATTGGTACGAATGGAATGTCGCTAACTGGGGAAGCAAGTGGGACTTGAATGAGGTTCGCTTTGATGGGTCAGTAGAAGACAAAGTAATTGTTTATTCTTTTGAGAGTGCTTGGTCACCTGTTGTACCTGTGGTTGAAGCACTCGCAAAAGAGTTTAAGAAACTTTCTTTTACTTATACTTTCTATGAAACTGGTAGCGACTACTGGGGCGAACAATCGTATAAAAAAGGAGAACTTATTAGTGACGAAAGCGGTGATACAAGTAGCGCAGGTTGCGAAAGACTTGAATACTTAATGGGTAGTCACCACTACTGCGCTGAGTGTTATGACCAAGTGGAGTGCTACGGAGATAAAACACCGAACCTTTGCGAAGATTGTTTAGCAAAAGATGATGAACAAGAAGTTTCTTTATGGGAAGGAGAAACAAATGTTAAAGATGTATCAGGTTTCTAGTGGTGTCTATCAAACAAAAGACGACCTGTTTCGGATAAAGAAGATAGACAACAACAAATGGAGTTGGTTCGTAAGAAGTGGCTCTGGTTGGATAGCAAAAGATAAAAGACAATACAAAACTAAAACTTGGTGCGAAAGATGTATTGAGGTTGAAAGTGGTTTTGTTTATGATGATGAAACACTATGGGAAGGGTAAAAGAAGAATGGCAATTAAGTCGTACAAAGTAGAACTAACTACCGCGATTGCGGTAACGATAGACAATGACGAACACACCGCTAACAACTTGTGGGAAGTTATTGTGGGTAAAGCAAAGACACAGATGATAGACCAAGACCTCAACGATAAAACTTATGTGTTGAAGGTTGTATCCGAAGTTACAGAAAGGGAATAAAAAATGGTACTAGACACAGGAACAATGATAGGAATGATTATCGCTCTCGTTGGCTCTCTCTCAGTAATGGGATTGTTTTGGAAAGAGAACATTCAGTTACAAAAGAAGGTTCGTATCCTTCAAGTAGCACTAAGAGATGAAAGGAGAAAGAAGTAATGGGAACACTATTCGTTCGTAAGATTACAGAAGCAGATGAACTATGGGTCTGCGATAACTGTAACCAACAAGGTGTCCGAGCAAATGGCAAAGACATTATGGGTGCTAAAGAAGTTGTGATGTGGTTCTGTTACAACTGCGTAAGAAAAGTAACTGGGGTATGAAGTGCCAAGAGAAAACTGCTTACCCAACTAAATACAAAGCAGAAAAGGCTATGTCTTTGATTTGGAAAAATCATTGGCTAAATAACAATAGAAAGAAACCTTGTGCTACTTACAAATGCGAAATCTGCGGTAAGTGGCACTTAACAAGCCAAGCCCGAAGGGACAAAACAAATAGCACAAAGAACTAAGACCTGTATTGGTTGTTACGAGGCACTACCACTAGCAAGGTTTAACAAGTTTCCGCAAGGTTCATACGGCAGACGAGCAAGGTGTAAGTCGTGCCAAGCAATTCAACGCAAAGGTTCTGCTGATAGAACGGCAAAACGATTAGCGTTGGAGTCACAAGGCAAAAGACAATGTAGCAAGTGCGGTAAGAAGAAAGCCTTATCTTCTTTCCAACTTGCTAAAAGACAAAACCGCCAAGCAACACGAAGCGGAGTATGTAAGCCTTGTGTAAGTGAAAGACAAAAGAACAATCATTTAACTAAGAACCAAGAGATAAGGTTGTTCGTCTATAACTACAAGAAGAAACACCCTTGTAAAGTATGCGGTGAAACTGATGTAGAGATGTTGGAGTTTGACCACATACACTCAAAGAAGTTTGACATTAGCAACGGAATAGCCAAAGGTGTAAGTATGAACTTGCTAAAGAAGGAACTTGCTAAGTGTGTAGTGTTATGTTCCAATCACCACCGCAAGAAAACACACGCTGAACGCAACACTTGGATACACAGGCTCGCAAAAGAAGATACAAAAAGAAAATAAACTAAAGGGGGATAGATTGCCAACTGGCAACCTATCCCCCTTTTTTTGCGCCATAAGTTACTCGCTGGTAGGGTGTCCTTATGGCTTACGCAATCAAACGCAAAGGGCGATTTACCGCCTATTACCGCCAAGACGGAAAAGTCAAATCCGTAGGCACTTACTCATCTAGGGCTAAAGCACTTAACGCTGGATTACTTGCCGAAGAAGGCGAGTTTAATCTAATGCCCGAAAACCAAAAGACATTCAACACTTACTTAGAGCAATTAGCACTTTCACCCGACATCAGAGTAATCACCCGTAAGAACTACATCACCCTGCTAAAGAAGTATGCCCAACCTTCTTTAGGTTCTAAGCGCATCTCCGCAATTACCAAGAAAGACATTAAGGCATTGTTGGATAACCTCGCAAGCAAAGGGGTTAGCCCAAGCACACTCTCACACCTAAAGACTTCTTTAGGTTCTTTATTCAGGCTCGCCGTTGATGATGACGCAATAGCCACAAACCCAACCCACCGCATAAGACTAAGCACGCCCAAGCCTGACCCCACCTACACCCTAGAGCCTAAAGACTTTCAGGCTATCTTAAAGAACTTACCCACAGACGGAAGCGTTCTTTTAGCCCAGTTTCTCATAGCCTCTGGCTGCCGTTATGGGGAAGCCACAGAACTCAGAGTCAAAGACTTTAACTTCCAATCCAAAGAAGTCTATGTCAGGCGCACAGTTTCAGATGTTGGCTACGCATACCAGCCCGCAGGGACAAAGTCCGAGGGGACAAGATTTCTTGTTGTTCCAGCAACAAAAAACGGCAACAAACGAACTGTTGTTCTGAGCTCAGCTCTAGTAGCAGAGATAAAGAAGTTTGTAAAGGCAAAAGCCTTAGCAAAAGAAGACCTGCTCTTCTCAAAGCACCTGGTTGAGAAGAGGAGTAAAATAGAAAGCCCTACCACAAGCGTAGTAGGGAAGCCTTACACCATTGGAAGCAGGACATTCCAACACGCAACAGCGTATTCGTACAATGTGGGCGGTTGTAGGTGTCAGGTATGTAAGGAAGCGGTCAGGGAGTACCGCAATCACTATAGAAAGGACAAGGGAAAGGGCAAGGTAGAAAGCCTTAGCAAAAGCGAAAGCCATAGCAAAAGCCATAGCAAAAGCGAAAGCCTTAGCAAAAGCCATAGCAAAAGCCTTAGCAAAAGCGACGGACACCTACCTCGTGACAAGTGGCGAGCCATTTGGAACGAAGCCATCAACAAGTCAGGGATTGGTTGGTATCCAACCACTCACGACCTACGGCACGCTAACGCTACCCAGTTGTTAAAGAACGGGGTAGATGTGCACGAGGTCAAAGAGCGGTTAGGTCACCAGTCAATCGTAACTACGGAGAGATACCTGCATCGTATCCGCCACCAGCAGTCAAACGCAGCCGAGGTTGTGAATGACTATTTGGAGTGATTATGAAACTAACAACAAAAGGAAAGATTGTGTTTGGGTCGTTGTTTACAGCGATGTTTTTGGCTTTAGGAATGGTGGTTTTACCACCAGCCCTTAGTCCAGAAAAAGCCGAAGCACAAGCAGTAGAGCAAGAAACGCAAGAAGATGTACTTTCCAAGTATGTCAATGCAGATGATTTAACTGACCCTCAGTTAGTTGAGTTACTGCAAGCCGTAGGCTTCAAAGGTCAAGACCTTAAAGAAGCGTGGGCTATTGCGATGAAAGAATCACACGGTAGCCCTCTATCTCACAACGGTAATCGTAAGACAGGAGACAACTCCTACGGTCTATTCCAAATCAATATGATTGGTTCATTGGGAGATGCAAGAAGGGATAAGTTCAATTTGGCTTCAAATGCTGAACTGTTCAACCCTGTGGTAAATGCCCAAATCGCTTATTTTATGAGCGGTGGAGGTAAAGACTGGAGCGCGTGGAAAGGAACAGAGACTGACGTTGTAAAGCGTTGGTTAAAGAAGTTCCCTTCTTAAGCATAAGTCGTAGCCAAAGCAAAAAGCAAAAGCCATAGCAAAAGCAGGCGCATAATGGAAGCCCCCTCAGAAATGAGGGGGTTTTCTTTTTGTGTTACACTCAGAGAAGGAAAGGGGGTAGTAAATGGCAAAGCATCACGACAAGGTTGCAGCAGCATTAGCAACCAGAATTGCAAATATGCCTAAAGGCGAAGGTTATAAGAAGCCTGGAAGTATGAATCCAAGAAAGACTGGATTTATGAGCATTAAGGCTAATGAAGCCAAACGGATTTTAAGTAAGTAAGAATAAGCCCTGAGAAATCAGGGCTTTTTCTTTATCCTTGTACTTATGTCACTTCCATTAGCCACTTCATACCACGCAGGAGACCGTTCTTTTGAACGAGATGTAGACTATCGCCTTGCTTCAAATGTAGTAAAGAGTGGTCGTCAAACAACACAAGAAAATGGAAATATCCTTCACGAAGACCGTGACCCAGACAATATTGACCACGTAATTAAAGTGATTACCACTCCTCACCCAAAGAAGATTATTACAGTCATTAGAGATAAGACTCGCCCTTTTGCAGAAGAGAAAGCAAGAGCAAAAGCAGACAAAGCTGCAAAAGGAGAAGCAAAAGCAAAAGAAGATACAACCGCTGCTCGTAAAGCAGCACAGAAAGCAAGGAAACAAGCACGTTCTGCAGCGGCTAGTAACAAACAGCCTAAAGGCAAGAAGTAAAAGAAGAAGCCCCCCAAATAACTGGGGGGCTTTTCTTAGTCTCTACACGAGTAACAAATACCGTCAGAAGATTCTTTTGGTAGTTCTTCAAACTCTTCAAAACATTGTAAGCACTTTGTTTTCATTTACTGTCCTTGATTAATTTGACCTCACAAGCGTCTGTTGTACAGTAAGCCTCTCCGATAGCATCGGCTGCCATACCTGCGTAGACACCTGATAAGTCAATTGGCATTAGATTCATACGACCTTCTTCATACTCTTCAGATGTAATCTGTGTGTAAGGCATCTGAGGATAGACCATATTACCCATTGGTAAGAAACTAATCGTCTTTAGCTGACCATCGTGCATATGCAAAATAGAAGCAATAGAGTCTGCTTCCTTCTCAGGGTCAAATGTGACGGTTACAGAAACAGAGTTATCTGACCAGTAACGCTGTACAACTACAGCAAGTGCAACCTTCTCGTGAACTGAAACTTCTTTTTCGGCTCTCTTTGCGTCCGTTTCAATTGGGAAGAAGACAACGCTTGTTGTTTCTGGAGATTCAGAGGCTGGTTCAACTCTGTAGTTAGCCATCTTAAATAGCGGAAGCATTGGGTCAGAGTTTGCAAAGCGGATTGCTCTGTTAAAGAACTTACCGCCTGATGCCCAGTGAACCCCAGGAGACTCACCAGCAAGGATAGACACAGTTCCTGATGGCTTTACCGTAGTCATCTTGATTGACTGACGGATTCCAAGCCACTCGGAGTAAGACTCGTCATACTTCTTTACGACTTCGTAGCCAGTGTTTAGCCAGTCACGCAATACAGTCCAACCGTTGTTATCTGCAAAGTTAGCAATACCAGAGATTGATGTTCCGATACGGCGGTTGCGTTGCATAATTGCGTTCGTCTCTTCCCAGTGAGTTGGAAGAAGAGTTACGGTCTTGGCGTAAAGGTACGCAAACTTCAATGTTCTTTTGAAGTCCTCTAAATCAGTGTGACGATTTAAGTAAGTCTCAACAAGTGTGCAACACTCATAAGATTCAAGAGACTGTTCAGCACAAGGGTTGTAGCCAGCAATTCGCCAGTCCTTGTTGTTAGGTGGGTCAATGAGACGACCGTACTTGCGTGATACATCCATCCACACAACTCCAGGCTCACCGTTACGGACAATGCCGTCAATAATCTTAGAGAAGTCTGAACCAACCTTTGCTTCTACAGAGTTGTTAGACATCCAAGCCCAACCTGGGTTAGCAGGGTCGTACGAGTTGCGTTCAGGAAAGACCTCTGGGTTCTTAAGGTTTAAGAAGGTATCATCATCAATCTGACCAATGAGAAGCTCAGCACTACGGCGCACATTGCCTGAGACAACGCACACACCAATCATATTTCCAATGTCAGCAATATCTGTCTTAGATAACTTCCCACCAGCACGACCAGTAAACATCTTGCTGATGTGGGTGTGCAGTCTTAAGAGAGGTTCGTGTCCTGCGGCTGTTCCACCAAAGGTTTTGATTGGTGCACCTGCTGGGCGGATTTCTTCGTAATCAAATACTGGAGTCTTCGTATCTGGCTTGAGGTAGGAATTGATGAGGGCGGCTGTAGATTCAACCCATCCTTCTCTGGTGTCAGGGATTTTATACTCGTAAGTTTCTTTTGGTTCATAGATTGTGAAGTCCTTATCTGCTCCCTTATCATCAAAGCCAACGCCCACTCCGAGCATTGAGGCTTCCATAAGGAAAGCGAATGGTTTGGCTGGGTCGGTCTTTACCATTGACCCAGTAGATACAAACGCACAGTTCTGCAAAGCAGCAGAGTTGCGTTGCTCATTAACGAGTGGGGTACCCATTACCCATAGTCCACGTCCAGGTGGAGTCCACTTCAGGTTGAAGAGACGGTCAAATGCTTCTTTAGCCGAGGCTGCTGCCTTAGCGTCTGACCAAGGAAGACGCTGACGCTTAGCGTGGTCTTTCTGCAGTGAGTACATACCGTTGATGACACGCTCACATACATCTACCCAAGTCTCCTTAGTACCATCTGCCTTTAGGCGTGAATAGGTACGAAGAAAAGTGATTTCTCCAACCGAGTTTCCAGCGGCATCCCTATACCCAAAAGGAGCCTTCTTGTCCTTGTACGAAGCGACGAAGTCAGTTGTTAGTTCAAAAGAAAACAGACCCAATTCCTTACCACCATTTCTATGTTTGTGTAAATACCCCTCAACAGGGAGACCTATTGTGCCGTGGCGAAACCTACCACGCACTTGCTAACTTTGTTTACTTCAAAATCTATCTGCGCAGGGTGAACCGTAGTTCAAGTTACAGTAGGTACTGTTATCAGATAGTTAATCTTCTATTGAAGACTGGATAATCTTAGTGACTGTATCTTCTTTTAAGGTCTGAGGTAACTCTCTCAGAGCTTGAGCTTTGTCTCCAAAGATGGCAGAGAGAACTCCACCAGCACCTTGACGCTGTGCTGTAATCTGAATGAACTCTTTGTCTGAGGCCATGTCGTTAACTTCTTTAACCATTTTAATTAAGCGGTCAACTTCTTGAGACACGTTTGGGTCTGCGTATCCACCATTCATTTCTTCAGCAAAACGCATAAAAGCGACTCTTTGACCCTGCATTTCAATCATTGAGGTCATCAAAGCCTTGAGTTGGTCTTTGGTCTTGACTTCAATCGGCAGGTTAAAAGCACAGGTGTTTTGTGGTTTAAAGGCTGGACAGTTAGCAGCCACAAAGCAAGTGTCACATTGCCTTAAAGATGTTTGCTGGGTCTGTACTACTGGGATGTCCATAAGAACATCTTTACCGTCTTCATCTGTTTCAACCACGGTCTTCATTTTGTACCCAAAAACAGGTAGGTTCTGAACCTCTGAAGGGTCTCTTTGGACTACTTCTGGGCGTTCAAGTTTCCGCATCTCAGAAGCACTGTTATCAGAAAGTACCCCCCCTAGTTCCATCAAACCACTCATAAGTGGGGTGTCGCTGTTATCAGATACTTCCTTGTTTTTGCCACCATCAATGATGTGCAAATCAGGGGTTTTCTTGTCCATTGATGCCTCTAACTGTAGGTATGACCAGACCGCAACTCTAGTCGCTTCAAGGGTGTTATCTTGGCTAAACCCTAAATAGTCTAGCCCTGCCTTCTCTACAATGCGTTTGTAGCGAGGGCGTGCCTGGTCTTTCATACGCTTTGGGTAACGCTTAATTTGAGCGCCATCCCAGACGATTGTTTCACCTCTGCGCATTGGACTAAGCCACGACAATGTGCTGGCAGTGCTAAATGGTACCTGTCGGATGTTGTCTGGCTTGGCACAGGCAAGGGCGTGATACTGAGTTCCAAACTGCCTCTGGTAGCCCCGTGTGAGGGCGGCTAGGCTGGTTACAGCCTCAATCTCATCATTGGGTATGACTACGTTCTGGTAGGTCTGAGACATTAGTTTAAGGGAAGGAAGCCCATACTCTTCGTGCCAGACTACCCAAAACTTAGGGTCGTGTTCGTAGAAGTGTCGCTGTGCTTCTACCCATTCTTTACCCAAAACAATGGAGTCAAACTCCATAAAAGCTGATGCTCTCTCAGAGTTATCCACAAGGAACTCTTGGTAATCAGCGGCTAAAGAAGTTAATTCTTCTTTTGAGAGCCCTGCTTTGTCAGCTTGAGCTGCACCAGACTCAATGAACACCTGGGTGTCAGCGTCAAAATGCTCGCTAATCAACCATCTTTTGGTAGTAGGCAACCCTCTTTTGCGAAGAGTCCAAAAGTTGAGTCCCATTGACTCAACCTTTGAGCCGAAAAGAAGATTGCGATTGGAGCCTACTTCAGCCCCGCTAAAGATGATACGCATCAATCAGACCAGAGTTCAGCCACTGTATCTTTTGGTCTTTGAGCTTGTTCTGAACGTGCGATGTTGACTTTGTTAATAGCCTCTTCAATATCTGACCAGCGTCGTACCTTCTTTGGAGCATCTGGTCGGTTCTCAACGGCTGCAAAATTAGGGTGGCTAAAGAGGATTGCTGGAACTCGTTGTTCTTCAAACACCCAAGCACACATAGTTGGGTCAGCATCTACATACATCTCAATCGGAGCTCTGGAACGAGAGATAACGAACTGTCTCTTCTTTAGGTCCTCACCTGCCAGCTCAAAAGAAGAGTCAATCAAGTCGTCGTAGTTAATGATTCCGTGCGACTGTAACCATTGCTTAGCATCTGCTTCTTTGCGAGAAGTCATAATGGCAACACGGTTGTTGATGTTTAGGGCGTAGTAAAGCGCCACTCCTGCACGGATTGGTTCCCCAGAGTCCGAACTTAGTACGCCGTCTAGTGATACGAGTATGTTAATGGTCTATCCCTTTGCTCGGTAGGTTGCCGCTCTTCTAATTAGGGTCTGAGTATCGGGCAGTTCAACGCCGTAGGTATCGTCTGCTTGTTGCGCTTTGTATGCTGACCAGTACTCAGACATCTTTCGTAGGGCAGGTACGGTTCCGTACTTCTTACCAGCCTGCCATCTATAGTTGTAAAAATCTGCATAACCTTCACCCTCTGGACGGAAAGCAAACTTCCGTGCTCCGTGGATGTCTTCATACATTGCAGAGCCCTGTATTAGGGCTGCGTGTAGTTGTGCCTCTGCATTACGGCGTGCTGGGTCGTTCTGGGCTCCCTGCACATCAGTCAGAGCCTTGGTATAGCGTGTGACAATCTCTGTTGCCTTTACTAGGTCACGCTTTGCAAACTCGTCCCATACACGGTTCTCTGGCGCAGAGGTTTGCTCAGGGTGTACTGTCCACTCGTTGTGGGTTAAGTCGTAGGCTGCGTAAGGGTTGATAGTGCGAATGTCAGTAGCACCTGGGTTTACGTAAAAAGTAACCTCGTACCCATTCCAATTCTGTGTCTCTGGCTGTAAGTGATTGCGGAAGTCTTCATTCAACATACGGCTAATCTCTACATCACCAAGACCCTTAAACTCTGGGTGTGCTCTGCGGAATTGGATGTAGTTCACTCCAATAAGAACATCTAAATCTCCAGGTTGACGTGCTGCTGACCACTGGTATGAGACACCAGAGCCTGCAATCCATACGTGTGCCCATAGGTTTGGGTTACGGTACTTCTCGTTTAGAAACCCAAATAGAAGTTGCAGGATTCCATTACGAACCCATCCCTTTAAAGTCTTTTCTGAGAATAACTTAGGGTCTAACTCTGTTTCGGGGGCGGAAAAATAGGAGGTAGCAGTTCCCTGAATGTGTACAGGGTTTGAGTTACTTCCTAAGTTCTTAAACATAGCCTTAGTTTAGAGCGTATTAAGCTTTTGTTGGGTCTATCCCACGTTCAGATAATGCTTCAGCAATCTTTGCACGCTGCTGCTCACCAGGAGACACAGGCTGTAAAGCATCAACTACGGCTTTAGCAACACGTTCAGCCAGTAGGAAGTCATCTATCTCTGATACTAACTGCTTGCTAGTCTGATAGATGTCGTAGGTACTAGCAATACGCATCACGTTCTCAGTAACAGGAATTGTTTCTAGCGTTCCATCTGCCTTAATTACGACGGAATATGCTGCTTGAATCTGGGGTGTCTCTTCAGTCATTAGTTTAGTCCTAACAGTTTTTGTTTGCGTTGGTTTACTGCGATAGATACTGGGCAGAAATTACAGAGGTAGGTCTTTGGACCTGCTTCATCCTGGTAGCGACCCATACCCTCTGCTTTACGTTCTTTTGCAGTATTAGGGATGAGTAATTTTTCTTTAATTTGCCAATCGCTGCAGCCGTCTTTTGGCTTGTTATGTTGTTGGTAGCATTTCATTGCGTCTTCAAGGAACATAGAGCGGGAGTCGTAGAAAGTATCATCAACTTCGGCTAAACCTTTAGAGCCTCCGCCTTTAATCTGACGAACAATTTCTTTTTTAGACTCTGTCTTTGCCCAAGCACGTAATGGGAGAACAAACAACTTACCTTTATGTGGCTCACCTGATGGGAATACGTGTGCTTCACAGGCGATTGCTAACAGGTGGTCTTGTTCTGGGTCACCATCGTATGGGGGAAGTTCGTCTAAAGATTGACAGACAAGACAGTACAACAACCGAAACATCGGTTCATTGTCCATCTTCTTTTCGCCAAGAATAGGTACGTTACTCATTGTGCTCCTTGTATTAGTCCGAATATCCTAACAGATTATTTATTTTTACCTTTATATTTTTGATATTGGTCGTTTGGTCCCTTTGGTGGAACTTGACCTCCAGAAGCCTTCTTTACTGGTTTAGCGTGGTAAGTCTCAAGAGAAGCACGGTTCTTTGCTTTTCCTCCAACACGTCGGTCGTTAAACAAGTTATGGGGTTGTCTACGCTCAAACTCACCAGGGTCTGGTGCTCCAACTGCCGTTCTCATTTACTTGTTCCAGAGCTCGTGGTCTGTTGCTTCTTGCTTTGCTTTACGCTTGGCTGCACGCTCTTCCATCTTTGTTTCACGAGCACTCTTTACGCCAATTGCACGGCGAGTAACCGCTTGCTTTTGTGCAGTAGTTGAACTGTGGTAAACATCTGGGTAGTGCCATCCACCTTCGTGGTGTACAGCCAAAGGCGTGTTAGAACGTGGGTCGTTAACTGTGTAGTCAATGTTCTTTAGGCCCTTTAGAGATTCTGAAAACTGAGTGCCAGATAACCAGCCGTGTGAACGTGGTGCTCCTGGGTGACCTTCAAAGTTATTTCCTTTAAAAGGTTCACGAGCTGCAATAAGCGGTCCCGCGTTACGGTTAGAAGTTCTTTTAGCCATGATTACTTACCTGGGTTTACCTTGTTTGGGAACTCAGATGTGATGAAACCATAACCATAAAAAGGATGCAGTGATTGACGGTTGTCTAGCGTTGCTTCGTCACCGTTACCAGGAATTACCTCTGTATCTGGACGAGCTTTGCGATACTTGCCGTCTGTTGCGCCTGCATCTAGTGAGGCGTTCATTGAGCGTGATGAGTTAACTGTCATGTGAGTTCCTTTACCAATCCAATTCTCTTGCTGCTTGGCTCTCTGCCTGTGAAGAATGCTTAGGACGGTTCCAGTTACTATCTTGTGCCCGAAACGCGCCAGTCTCGTGGAGTGCTCTACCTTTGTTTTGCTTCCATTCCTCAACTAATTTAGCGCCTGTTTTAGCAGCTTTTCTAGCCTTACGACGGTCGTTCCACTCCATTAGATTTTACCTTTCGCTTTAAGCTTATCCATTTTAGCTTTAGACTTTGCAGCAGATTTCTTTTCGTACGCGTCAGCCCATTCCGATTTAGCTTTAAGTTTTGCTTCTTTTTTAGAACCAGGCTCAACCATCTTTGGCTTTCCTCGTCCTTTCAAAGTTGCGACACCAAAAAATTTAGTTGCAGGCTTTGAAATGTTTTCTACTGGAACTTTCTTAATTGGTTCTTTCTTTGGCATTGCTTTAATTGAGCCAGCTTTTGCCGCTGCTGCAACTGCAGGATTTTTAATACTCTTCGCCATTATCTTCTTCCTTGTCTCTGGGCTCGCTGGGTTTCCATCTTTTTACCCTCAGATAGTCTATCGGCAATACCAGACTTAATTATGGTTATAACGCTAGAAGAATTATCCTTTGGGTGCATTACGTGGTTATGCATAACCCCTAATGCGTGGTGGATAGTGGCGTCCATACCTAAAATCGTAGGGTGAATAGCGTTAAATGCCTGTGCGTGACTGTGGTGCTCAGTGGTGCCTTTAGTTGCTGCCATATCGTCTAAATGTTTAAGAGCTTGGTTTACTGCTGGAGCAATGACTTTGTGAGGAACTGCTAATCCCTTTAACTTACGGCTTGCTTGGTTACCCGCAGGTGCAGTTACATCAATATGGACAGGTTCACGTTGTGGTCCTGCTCCTGGAGCAAGGGTAGGACGAGTGCGCTCAGGTTTTGGAGCTACTGGCTCTACTTCTGTTCTTGTAAACTCTTCTGGACGTCGCTGACGTGCACGACCAGTATCTGCGTCTCGCACAACTGTCTTTGAGCGTGTTTTCTTTTTTCTTTTTGGACCTGGGTCAACAATAGTGATGCCGCGAGCAAGTTCGCCGCGCTTAGGGGCTCTAATACCTTTTTGCGCTAATTTTTTTCCAGTACTGATAACAGGTCCTGGAAGTTGAATTTTAGGAGCAGCAGAGGGACCCTGGTCTTCTTGCCCTACAGTTGGTCGGGCTTCAACGTCTGCTACTTTTGCACGGCCAGTTTTTGTGTCACGAGTAAGTTTCTTTTTAAACTTTACTCCTGGGTTAGCGTCAACACTTACCGCTGTACGTTCTGTTGTGCCCTTTACACCAGTTGCGCCGACACGTGCAATGCGCTTTGACTCAGATTCGCGGGCAGCAGCTAACGATGCTTCAGTTTCTTTAGCAATTTCGGCTTCACGCTCAGGTGTCATACCTACTTTATCTGAAGGTTTTGCTGCTGCTTTTTTCTTTTTAGCCATGATTAAACCATCTTCCGCTTTATACGGTCAGACATCTTTTGAGAGTAACAAGATGCACACATGCCTTTGCTGTGTAAAACCTGTACTGGATTCATAATAATTCCGCAGGTTGAGCATGGGTGTGAACCCTTGTAACGGGTTGCATTCTCAGCAATTTGACGTGCCTGAATCTCCACCATAAATGAGCCATCGCCATCGTCCATGATTAGCCCCTCTTCTTTCGCGTATTTTTCGTTCCAAAACGTTTTGCTGCGTCCATACCTGTGTCGTAATCAGATGTTACTGGAGTGCTATCTGGTTTATATGCTGTACCTGTGTTTGCTTCTTTTGCCACACTTCTGTCAGCGCCAAGGAATGCAACACTTGGTCGTCCTTGACGACGAGTACTCCAACCTTTTGGTTTGTAATCTTCGTTCCATTGGACGTGGGATAAAGGTCGCATTCCACCTTTTGCATACATCTCTGGGAGTTTAGGGTCAAAAGCTGAGGCATGAGTTGCTCCACCAATTAGCACAGCGTGCTCTGCTGCGTGACGGGCTACATCTTTGTACGGAGCATCTGGGTGCTTAAATACTGAGTTCAATTCACCGCTTGGATGAACTGCAAAACCAGCCAACCCATCAGGAGTACTAAACATCCGCATACCTTTATAGTCACTAACTTTGTGCACGTCTACTGCAGCACCCATTGGGCTTGCTTTCTTTGCACGCTGAATAAAGGCTTTAAAGTGCCCAGCTTCTTTTGGTGAATACTCTACGAAATGTGGAAAGTTATCTTCTTTAGACATTAGATGCCACCCAACTCATTACGAGATGCAGCTTGGAATCCTGCTGGTCCACCTGAGAACCAAGAAACACGTGGCTCTGAATAGACGCGGTCTATAGTTACGACATCGTCAATCCCTGGTTGTCCACGGAATCCGTAACCAAAACGGTCAGGGAATAAACGAATCTGTGGAAGTGGTGGACGAACCATTGCTTGAATATCTTTACCAGGAACGTTCATAATCATCAGTGCTTGAGTTGTTAACCGCTCCATATTGGATGTAAAAGGTCCGTTGTACTGCCAGCGCTTTGCTACCTGGTCAGGCTGAATTGGTGCACGCCATGGCTTTGTGTAGTCGTAATTACCATCAAATTTTTGCGTCATTATCGCCACGCTGGTTTCAAGTATGCAAGCATTGCTTGACGACGCTCATTGATTTCTGCAGGTGATGTAGCAACAGTATTTGCTTTACCGTCGTTAACAAGGTGAGGCGCTGGAAGTAACGCTACTTGTGGTGTACTGCGTAATGATTGATAAACATTTACGCCGTTTACATTTACGTAATTAGCTTTCATCTGACGTTCAATACCAGACATAGGATTGATTCCATCAGGCCAGAAGTACATAGATGGCTCAATGCGCTCACCTTTGTGCACACCACGTTGATAGGCTTTTTGGTTGACGCGAGACTTGATACTATCCAGCAAACGGTCATCACGACGTGAGCGGATAGTGCCAAGGTATCCATCAGGATACTCGGCAGATGGAACACGCCCCACACCAATGCGTGACGCATCCATAGGGTCACGGGCTACAGAAGTTCCTGAACCACCCTGATTGTTATAACCATAAACACCACCAGCACCTAGTGATTGCCAGTTTTGAGAAGGAGAAAAGTTGTTTGTACCGCCTGGCATTTAATCACCTCAATCGTCTTAAAAAATAATGTGCCCTCCATGGGCTTGTTCTTACGAACTAACCTTTTAAGAAGTTTGCTCCAGCGTCTGACTTTGGAAGCGGTGCTGAACCTGCATCATCAAAGTTCAACGTGCTACCAGATGTCTGACGAGACAACGATGCCCCTCTTTTTGGACGCCAAGCAGTTTGTTGACCAACACTTGTGTTGGTTGACTTGCTTAGTGACAGAGGAGCTTCAGTCTCTTCGTGGTATTGCGCTGCTCTACCAGTTTGACTTGTAGAACCGAACTCTGCAGAAGAAATAATGTCTGGCATATTAGTATGAAGCGCTGTTTCCGTCGTTAAAGTTTGGTGCTTGACGACCAGCTACTGAACGAACAGCTCTGCCACTTGACATTGTTGCTGATGCTGCTGGGTCGTGTCCTGCAGGAAACTTCACTGAGATGCGGTGACGAGCACCTGAACGCTCTGACTGCGCTGCATTACCTGCAGAAACATTTGAGCGGTTTGCTTTTCCACCAGATGTTGGGTCTCCAGCTTGTGTGTTCTTCTTTGGCATTTGCTTACCAACGGTTGGAGTTCCGCTTACATTGTTAAACTTTGCAGCGTCCATGCCCATATAACGACGTGGTGAAGCTGCGTGTTCTGCAGAAGCTAAAATTTCTTCTGTTGTTGGAATGTTTTTGCTCATATTCTTACCTGCTGATTCTAAGTGGTGGTTGGAAGGTGCGCCCATGCGACGTCGCATTGCGTGACCCATGTCTGTCCAATTTGCCATGATTACTCCTTGCTTTGGTATAAGGATACGACGGTTTTAGCTTGCTGTAATGTGAAAGACGATTGCAGAAATTTCGCCGTCTCGTGACTCAATAGTTGTAAACCCTGGCTTATCCGTTAAATCCATACCACGAGGGGCTACATACCCACGAGCAATGGCAATTGCTTTAACTGCTTGGTTTACTGCTCCTGCACCAACAGCACGGAGTTTTACCTCACGCTTGTCGTAAATTGCATGGGCAATGGCTGAGGCTACGCTTTGCGGATTGGAGCTTGCGCTTACTCGCAAAAACGGCTCTTCTTGTGATGCTTCTGGTGTGTTACTCAATTGTTAGTCCTTTGGTTCGGTTTCGTGTGCCACTCCCGAACTAAAGGATAGGTCTAAAACCGCGCTTGGTCTCGGTATTTAGGGTCTGACATTTGCTCAGCTACTGCCTTTTCAACTTCGTTAATTGAAAATTTTCCTACAAGGCGTGCTAAAGCGTAGGAATCGGCAGCATTGTCATCGTTGAACTCAACGCCCCATCGCTTGTATATCTGTAACAGCATCTCTTGCTTCTTGGCGTTCCCTTTACCTGATGCATACTTCTTCAATGTCATTGGGGGAACTTTAAGGGGGAATCTACGTGGGTCATCTTCACCGTACATATCGTAGATAGCTAACCGTACCGTTGCTGAAAGTTCTCCAAGAACTAACGCTGCTTGGCTTGCAAGAACTGTCCCTTCCATTGCTAAATCTACAACATCTAAATCATGTTCTTCTAGGTACATTAAATGGTCTGTTAACCATTGACGAATATCTACAAGACGTTCAATTCCAAAGTAAGGAGATTTGTACACCCAAGTGATGTGTTTCTTCGGGTCATCTAATGAGAGCGCAGTTAGCGCAAATCCTGTAAGGGATTGGTCAATGCCGATTGTTACATTACCTGCAGTGTTTAATCCGCCGTCTATTACCTTAGTTGTCATGAGGGTAGGAGTCCATTCTTGTGTGAACTAGTGACTCTAGTTCCTCAAGCGTTCCCCCGTTGTGTAAAATCTTATCTACTTTATACCCATCTAAATCGGATTCAGAAACGTGGGCATTAATTGCCGCAACTCCTGGACGTTTAACTCTCCAAAGTTGCCCATTACGTTGCTTAATACATTCAGCTTCGTTTACAAATCTAACATCAGAAATAACAATATTGTCTTTAGAGTTTAGGTCTTTCAAGGCTTGATGAATCCAAAAATCATCTCCAAAAGTTTTACGAGCACCTACACCTAAACTTTGAAGCAAATGCCTTATTTCAGGAAACAGAATCTTTGCTTGGTCCCAACCATAGGCACTAACAACGCCTTCAACTCTAAACCCGTCTCTAATAAAAGGATTTGTTTCAATTAACAACTCTCTAATCTTGTCTGCAAATGCAACACGGGTATACCCATAATTTTGAACAAGACTATTTGCAACACTGTCCTTACCTGATTGTGCGTAACCTGTTAGGCCGATAATCATGCGGAGAACTTATCCTTTCGTGTTGAACGGAAATCATTTGTACGACGAGTAATCTCACGAGAAACCAACGCCACATCTCTTTCAAAGTTGTTGGCTACAACCTCTACCATCTTGCGGTATGCGTAAGCGTGAGTAAGTTGGTCTTCTAAATCCATAATCTTTGGGTCAGCAGCAACTTGAGCTTTGATGAGAGTTACTCTCTCACCTTTAACTTTTGAATTGTCTTTAGCTAAAAACAATTGAGCCTCTAAAGAGTCTTTCTTTTTATTTAGAACATGCTCATCTACTTGACAGGCAGCTAATTGACCCGCAACAAAATTAGACCAAGCAGTTAACTGAGTAAAGAGGGCACTAAGTTCGTCACTATCTAAGACAGAGATGTCTCGTGGCATTTTTGGTTGCTCTGATTGGTCAGGCCACATATTAATGTTTTGTTCTGTCATACGCTTTACTGCTAAAGACGACATTGGACCTAAATTAAGCACCCCACTCCTCCAAATCCACTAAAGAGTTACAAGACTTGCAACCATCAGAACTAACGTTGCACTCAGGCATCTTCTTTGCTTTTACAGCAGCAATTACCTTTGATGCGCTAAAGAAAATACGTTCAACAATCTCATAGTCTGCTTTAACAGTGAACTCTTTAGTTGCTTGGTCTGCCTTATTCTCGTACAAGAAAACAATCTCTTTTGGCGCTTCATCACCATACATACGGTGCGCTAATTCTAAATACATCTGACCTTGCAGTAAGTGGCTGCGGAATGGACGGCGAATGTTGTTGAATGCTTTGGTCATATCTCCGCCAGCATCTGCAAGGATATCGGGGGCTTCAAAGCGTAGGGTTCCTGCGCCAATAGACTTGATTTCAATTAAGCAATCATCTCCGATGTCTTTAATCCAACCATCTGTATGACCTGCAATCCGTAGGTTGTCATCTACAAGGGTGACTTCTCGGTACTCCATAACATCTTTACGCCCACAATCTTTGCAGGCTGGAGAAATACCTATGGTCATTACCTGGCAAGCTAAACACTCAAACTTTCCATAAAGAACATTCATTGCCTGAAAACGAGACTGCCATTTAGCGTGAATGTAGTGTCCTTCGTCAAATATGTTTTGCAATCTAAGATTTGGTTTGGTTCTATTCGCTTCTCCACCCGTTAGTAAATGGTACGAATAACGGTGACACCAGTCAGGTTTGATTATTTCTGACGGGTGGAGTACGTCTTGGCGGCGGTCGTCTAACGGACGGCGCATAAGGTACCGTTCAACATCACCCAATAAGCGTGTTGTCGTCTTCTTTGCATCTAAGAACTTCTTTAGTTCTGTAGCCATGTTAGTCCTTACTGAAAATAAACTCCTTAAGAGTCATTTTCTTAGCGAATGATTTTTTCCACTTACGTATTAAAGCATTTCTTTCTCTGTGGCTCAATCCTCCCCAGATTCCGTGTGGTTCGTCACGAGTGACTGCATCCCACAAACAATCTTTTAGTACAGGGCACGGATTCTTACCATTTTCACCAAGGCAATAAACCTTGGCTTTATCGGCAATTAATTTATATCGGTCCTTATCTCTTGGAGGATAGAAAATATCTTCTTCCTCTTGGCTTTTAGGTGCGGCTCCAAAGCAACGTGCTTTAGACCACCACGGTGATTCATTTTCGTACATATATTAAGCATCCTTTAGACGGTCCCTCATCTCTAGAAAGTCGTCTTCAAGAAGAATTACGTAATTCTCCCCATCTAAATGGACGCCCAATACTGGCATACGTCCATCAAGGATGGCCTCTGTCGTTATTTTCTTCAACACCTCTGCCTTTACAGAAAAAGATTTCTTCCCTGTAAACTTATGCTCAATCAAGAGGTCGCTTGACCGAACATCTCCCTTATGGGACCAAAAGGCTCCAGATGCAGCCATAGTTTTACCGCCAATTTTCTTAGCTAGTCTTTTTTCGTGCTTCTGGGATTGCTTTTGGCCTTCAGTCTTCATCAATTGCCAATGGTGCTGCATCTGATGAGAGTACTGCAGTTTGTATTGCTTCTTTAAGGTCAACTTCTTCACGGATACTTGCAATGACAGACTCAATGCCCTGCCACTTACGCTCACCGTGATAGAACCAACCACCTTTGCGTTCAATAACGCCCATGATTACACCAAGAGAGGCGATTTCTTTAGCAAAATCAAACTCCCCAGGTTCACAGGCGCCACCTGGCGCAAAGTAGAAATCAAAGTATGCAACACGCTGTGGTGGTGCAGTCTTGTTCTTTAATGTGCGAACAACAATCTGTTGTCCAACTCTAACCTTGTTTGTGCCTGAACCAATTTCAATCCATTCCTTACGGCGTACTTCACAGCGGGTAAAGAACGCATAGTTCTTTCCTTCTCCGCCAGGGGTTGTGCGAGGGTCACCGTGCATTACACCGATTTTCATTCGGTACTGGTTGATAATCAACCCAAGAACAGGACGCTCATCCTCAGTTAGAGAACGTTTCATTGCTGTGCCAACTACACGGAAAAACTTATTTGTAAGAAGTGCTCCACGACCAACGGTTGCCTCGCTCATATCTTTTTCCATCTCTGGCATTGGGGAGAGGGCTGGTAATGAATCAATAACAATTGCGTCTACAGATTTGGACTCAGCAAACTCAATGACTGCTTGGTATGCCTCCTCCATAACAGACGTTTCAATAACAATAACGCGAGACGTATCTACGCCACACATTTCGGCGTACTCTGGCACCCATTGTTCGGCAGCTACCCACACAGTTGTGTAGTCAGCGTTTAATGCTTGATTCGCTGCAATAGTTTTAAGAGCGAGAGCTGTCTTGCCGTGCGACGGTTCCCCAATGAGTTCATTCCATTGGTTACCAGGGAAACCCCCACCCAATACAAAGTCAAGGGTAGTAGAGCCACTAGTGATACGAGGAATAATGTCGCTCCGAATATCGGACGCCATAACGACAACATCGCCTTTAAACTTCTTGTTAAGTTGTGCAATAAGTTTGCGTGCATCAGCATTTATCAATTTACTCTCCCAATAATCCCTTGTGGATTCCAATTACTTTGAACGTCATTTCCTTGCGCAGACTTTGCACTGCCTTCTACTGTGGCTCCAGTCAATGAACCGTAACGACTTCCTGCTTGTGTTATTGGGTACCCACAGTCATAACATCTGGCTGCAGCGTTCTGGACTGCCATGTAGTTGTTACCGCCGCACTCAGGGCAGGAATCAGTTTGACTTGCACTTTGTGCTTTAGAAAGTGGTTGCGTGTATGCAGGCTGTGGCATTGCAGCCAATGGCTGCTGTGAAGGTGGCATTGGCACATCTGCGGGACGTGCAGCAGGTTGCGCAGGTTGCGCTCCAAGTTGTTTAGCCCACCAGTCTGCAGTACTCATTTTGCTTCTCCCCACTTGTCTACAATTTTTACATCAGCAATAAGAGGAACAGTCATCTCTGGTAGGTGGATACCTTCCATAGATAACCGAATTGCTTCGGCTGTCTCTTCTGCTAAATCTTCACGTGCAACTGTAACGAGTTCATCGTGTACCGTCAACACCACATTAACATCTGGCTCATCTATAAAACAAGAATGTGCTCTAACAATGGCGAGTTTCATCAAATCTGCTGCAGAACCTTGGATAACGGTGTTAAATGCTTGTCGGTCTGCTCTGCTCCGAAGTCCTTTATCTGTGGACTTTAGGTCAGGGATGTAACGACGGCGACCAAAAACAGTCTCTACAAAAGGAGTTGGAGATTGTTGGCTAGCTAATCGCGTGACCTTTGCTTTGTATTTAGCAATCGCATTAAACCTGTCGGTAAAGTCATTCAAAAGTTTTCTTGCTGCGTCCACAGTTAATCCAAGAGACGAAGCAATTTTGTCAGGCCCCACACCGTAGGTCATAGCTAAAACCAGTACTTTACCTGCTTTACGGTCAAGGCCAACGGTGTCGCCAATAGTTGTGTAGATGTCTTTACCATTTAAATAGTTGTCCATCATAATTGGGTCGTTAGAAAATGAAGCAACAATTCGTGGCTCAATCTGAGAGTAATCAGCGACTACTAACTTGTAACCATCAGGTGCTACAAAGAGATTACGAATCAATTTTCCATACTGACCACTGCTTGGAATGTTCTGTAAGTTTGGGTCACTACTGGAAAAACGCCCTGTCTCTGCTCCGTGCGACTTAAAGCTTGTGTGTACTTTTCCGTTAATTAAAAGAGATTTCTTTTCAATAATGCGTGACTTACCTGCATTAGTACGGACAATGTCTCCGCCTAGATAAGGCATTACATATGTAGTCATAAGTTTGTTTAAGTCTTGATACTCAAGAATGGCATCAACAAGCTCATCTTTAGAGCGATAAAACTCTAACGCTTCTGATGAAACAGAGTACTGGTTAATAGTCAAAGGTAACCTTGCGGCTAACATATCTTGACCCTTAGTAGTCAAAGCAATCTTAACCTTGAGATTAGGTTTAATACCACGACCACCTTCTTCTTTAGGTGAAAATAACAGTTTCTGTTTTTCTTGCACAGAGTTCATAGGAAATGGCTTACCTGCAAGTCGGTATGCACGAGCAACTGCAGCATCAATGTCTATCTCAAGGCGTTTTTTTAAATTAGTTAACTCTTCCACATCAACAGTTGCTCCAGCTAACTCCATGTCACAAAGTGCGCCAACAATATCCATCTCTAAACCCCACACACGAGCAAGACTTCCAGTTAACTTAGGCGCCAACTCTTTGTACAACTTCCAAGTAACCTCAGAGTCAAACCCTGAGTAATGTGCTACCTCTGAAAAGGAGTGGACCTCAACCATTGCTCCAATACCTTTTTCAACTTTAATCTTCAGATACTTTTCAGCACAGTCTTTTAGGCCAAGCTTTCCACGATTACGGTTGTCAATAACAAAAGCAGCCATCAAAGTGTCAAAGAAAGGCTTCTTGGGTACTACGCCTCTGTAATACTTAGCAATTGATTTGAGGTCAAACTTAATGTTATGACCAACCTTTAACTGGTCACTAAAAAACAATGGCTTTAATGCTTTAAACACATCGCCTGGCAACAACTGCTCTGGTGGCGCATCAAACACTGGAGTCCACTTGGCTTGGTTCTTTGAGTAGTCAGTTTCTTTTAGCTCTTTACCTGCAGCAAGTTTCTTTTGACCACTTAACAATAGTTCTTTATCCCACTTTAAAAAGTCACCATTAGGATGACCCATAGGAATTACATCTGTACGACCCTCAGTAGCTAATGACAGCCACAACACATCATTTACAACAGGTTGGATTCTATTTTCTCCAACTGTTTCTACGTCAAATGCAAAACCATCTACCTTGGAGTAAAACTCAACAAGTTCTTCAAGTTGTTTCTTAGTTGTAATTATGTTCATTTAATACCCCTCAAGTTAGTGTGTAGTAGGGGCCTGGAAACGGAAGACAGGCCCCTACTACTGTGGAAGTTTTACGCTATTGAACGTGCGATTTCAAGAAGTTCAGAGCGAGGGGTCTCTCGGACTACTTCGTCTGCCGTAAATGACTCAGCAGATGCAATCTGTTCATTAACGTTTTCAAGGTCTAACTTCCACTCCTCGGCAAGGTCACGTCCACGTACATAGTTGAGGGTGTACTGTGTCGTTGGACCTGTTCCCATGCGAGAAATTTCCCAGAACTCACGGTCAAGTGGTCCCTTACGCTCATCGTCATGAGCCTTCTTAATCTGACGAGCCAATGATGGTGGAGCAGTTAGAACCTGCACACCTGTAGTCTCGCCAACAAGAACGAGAATGTTAAAAGCAAATTTGCCACGAGGCTTATCACCAAGGATGTCGCAAAGTGGGCATGTGTCTCCGATACATACAAAGGACTTCTTGCCCTTTGGACGTTCAATCCAGTGCTGCTCGTAAGTAGCAAACGGACGGTCTTGGAGGAACTTGATGAGCTGTGGCTCATCTGAGAAACGGAAATCAGTTGGGAACTCTGAGTTGTCTGTCTTTAACAGAGCATCTACTGCATCCCAACCTTCTTGTACGGTTGTTCCAACCTTTGGCTGGATTGTTTCGCTGTCTTCAGCGAGGTATGTGTCAGCATCAACTGACGGTTTTGCAATCGGCATTTGGTTCCTTTGGTAATGAGGCCTAACGGCTCTCGGTGGATGTGATGTCCTTCCAGCGGCTAATTAGTGCCTCTGTAAGGTCTTCGTGCTGGCCCCACTCTACGCGAGCAGTGCCTATCAAGCCTCTCTTGGCGAACTCGTCAACAGTGGCTTCAATCAGCGCTCTAGTGTATACCCGATTGCCTCCAGTTTTCTTGCCACCAAGTGTCTTGGCACGAAGTCTGTATGGCGCTCTTGGTATGTAACCTTTGCGCTCCCATAAACGGATAGTCACAATCTGTTTTTCCAACGCTAGTGCTAATGCACCGATTGTAAATACTTCTGTGTCTTCTCCGCCTAATCGCTTAATGATTGGGTTTGCATCCCAACCGTTTGTTTCTCCCGCCTTACGACGAGAAACCTTTGGGTCTGCCTCACGGCGTTTCTTCTTTGAGCCAGGTATGTATTCTAAATCGGCAAATGCCTTTTCAATTTCATCCTGCCCTCTTAATCCAGCCATGTTACTTCTTTAGCACCAATGCCCAAGTAATTGACTGTGGATACATCTCGTCTACTTCTTCTTCCGTAAGAACGTCTTCGTATAGAGCGGCCATTAATGCGTCTTCATCTACAACACGAATTGTCTTATACAAAACATCTTCAAGCTCGTGTTCAGTAATGATTTCTTCTGCTCGCGCTTCGTCAATCTTGCGAGATACACGGCGTTGTTTAACTACTGCGGAGTAACCCTCTACTTCTTCTGGAAGTTCAATAACAACATTGCCTTTGTCATCTTCTTCGCCAATTTCATCAAGGTTCTCAAACAACAATGCACGGAGTGCTTTCTGTTCCTTCTCAAGAAAATCTAACTGTGACTTTAAAAAAGCGTACTTCTTAGTGCGAGCAATTAAATCATTCTCGTCTGAGAAACGCGGTTCATCATTTTTTACTCTTGCCATTATTCCCCCTTTAAGAAACTCAAGAGACTTCCTACTGTTAAGTCTACGCCACCTTTTACGTTGATGCCTGTTCCATCCATAACAGCGTCTGCTACAGCGTTTTTTTGCATTAACATTTGGTGTTGTCTTTCCTCAATGGAGTTTAGCACGAGGAAGTCTTGTATGACAACATGGGACCAAGTACTGGAGGCGCGTCGGATGCGAGAGTTGCGTTGGACTGCGGTGCCAGAAGACCAGGGCAAGTCAAAGTTAACTAGCAAGTTTGCTTGAGGCAGGTCTACACCATAGCCTCCTGCATCGGAAGAAACAAGTACCCTAACTTCTTTAGAGGTTTGAAAAGAAGTTTTAGACTCTTCTTTTTCTTTTGCATTTAGCAGTCCTGAGTAGAGAGTGCTAACTATCTTTTTTGCAGTAAGTGCTTCTTGGATAAGGGGGAGCATACCCAGGTAGCAAGTAAAGATGACCACCTTGTGGTCTTCATTTGCCTCTATGTGTTCTACTACATAGTTTATTACAGCGTCTAGCTTCGGAGATTTCGTCGCCTTTGCAAGAGCTCCAGAAGCTTCAAGACCAGCCACGTAAACACTGCCGCCTTTAGACCCTTCAAGGTTGACTTTTTCACCATCAATCTCCTGCCATCCATTATGAAACTTAGTTGAACTTTCAACTAAAAGCTGTGGGGAATCACATAACATCCTTAAAGAAGTTATCTTAGACATTATGGAACCACGTAGCTTATCAGCTGGTCCTCCTGCTTTGTGGCCTTGTCCGTAGTGGGCGTCTAAAGAAAAAGAACCCCCTAGTAACTCTTGTGCGTCCATAAGCTCTTGTATCAAGTCTGAAGAAATCTTGGCATAAAGTTCTGCGCCAGCTTTGTCTAGGGGGATTAGGTAAGGCTCTAAATGGATTGTCTCTGGTAGGTGTGGAGCAACATCTGGGTCTTTCTGGGTTTTGCGTACCGCAACCTGCTTCATTTTTTCGTGGAAGATAGGTAGGTTGCGGTAACGTTGAACTCCACCAAAATGATTTCTTACAATAAAAGTTTGGTCAAATAAATCAAAGCGCCCTAAAACTGTTGGGTCAACAAACTGCATAATGCTATAGAGTTCTTCTGGGCGTCCGTTCTCAATAGGTGTACCTGTTAAGGCAAAACGAATTGGGACTTTACGTGCAAGTTCTTTTACTCGTTTTGACCGTTGAGAACGGAACCCTTTAATTGCAGTTGCCTCGTCGCAAACTACTGCGCCCCACTCATAGTCTTTGATAATATCCCAATCAGCCACGATAGTTTCATAGTTAGCAATTATGTACCCAGTGTGGTCTTCCCACGTCATATCTCTTTCCCAACGAATGAAACGAGTACCTTTGGAACCGTCAATTACGGAAGAGTAATCATCTGAAAACTTATTAATTTCTTTTTGCCACTGGTACTTCAAGCTAGATAAAGCAATAACAAGTGTTGGCTTTGTTAACTCACCGTCTTCTTTTAGTTTCTCTAGTGCAGCAATAGTCATACAGGTTTTTCCTAAACCCATTTCATAGGCAACAAGCATCTTTTGACGAGACGCCATTTTCTTAACGTCTTCTACTTGATATGGTTTTAGCTCACCTTTGAACATCTGGGTCATCCACAGGAGTAGGAGCTGTAAGCAAAGTTCCACAGTCACTGCACTCAGCGTCAGTAAACCACAATGCAATATCGTAATCCTCAAACATTGCTTTAATTTTTAACACTAGACACCCACAGTTAGGACAGGCGTGCGTTGGTACTCCACGAGCATCTAACGCCATACGTAGGCTGCTTTGCCATAAATCATGTCACGAGCTGTATCAAGCCCTTGCCTTATCTCTGCTTCAGTCATATCTCCTGGGTCCTTTACATCAATACCTGTGTAGTTGAAGTAGGCCAATTCAATACCATACTTGCGAGCAAAACCACGCATAAGTTCATTTGCGTGTATTCCAGCATCATCCTTATCAAAGGCTGCAATAACGCGGTCTGCTCTACGCATAATTTTTGCTTGCTCTTCACTGATGATTGCACCATAGGTAGATATTGCTCCTGCAACCCCTGCGGAAGCAAGCCTTGCAACGTCTAGCGGAGACTCAACAACAACTAGTGTCTCCGTAGACATAACCTCTACACCAAAGACGGTTCTTGATTTTTTAACACCTTGCGGCTGGTTACGGAAGAAACGACCACGTGCACCTTTTTCTTGCCATCCCCATAAAGAGTAATCGTTAGGCTCACGTATTGGGACAATCCAGGCTTCGTTAGCAGCATCCCATAGGACGCCGTGATGTCTTGCTGCTTCTGCACTGATATACCTCTTTCGTAGTTCTTTCTCTGGTGGCTCTGTGTACACCGCAAGACGAGCCTCTGACATCGCTATAGGTTCTTCAGTGGTGACATACTGTGGCAATTCACGGATACGCTTTAACAGTACATCCACATCAAGCTCTGCACTAGAAGTTACATAATCTTTTGCATCAAAATAATCAATGCCTTTGATATCTGCAACCAACGTATACACGTTGCCTTTGTAACCACAGGAGAAGCAGATGTGTGCTCCAGTTACGGAGTTAATCCACCACGACGGATTGTGGTCTTCTTTTCCAGTGCGAGCTTTGTGCATTGGACATAGCCCTTGTACCTCTTCACCTCTCTGAGAAACAAGGGGTATATCTAATGAAAGTAAAACTTTTTCTACATCAACCATTGTTATCCCAGTTAGAACAGAACTCACAACTCATCATTGCTGACTCATCGTGGAAGCATCCTGTCTCCCACTTCCAAGTTAGTGAGGTCTCTTTAGGAGGGCAGTTACGAGAAGCAACAACCTTTAATAGACGAATGGAATCATCTTCTTCTACTGGCTCTAAACCTAGAATTACATCTGAGTCTTGGAAGAAAGAAGATGAGTAACCGATGGAGTCTGCGGTAACTTTTCCAGCACGCATCTTCCACAGCAAAGTCTGGGTGGTAATAACAATTGGCTTGTCAATCTTTTGCGCTAAACGCTTGAGGGCACGGGTAATGTTTGTAATTGCTTGTGGTGTGTTCATCTCACCAGTCAAATCATCAAGCATCAAATACACACCGTCTACAAAAACAATGTCTGGCTTTAACTGCTCAATCTTTGCTGACAAAGCAGAGACAGTAATACCGTTTACTGCATCTACTAAATGAAAAGGATGTTCGGTTTCCATAGCATTCAACATATCAATGTATCTGGACTCTTCTTTCGGCAATAGCTTTCCGCGACGTAATCGTCCGTGGTCAATGTGAGAACGCATCGCGTCGTGGCGCTGTTGTTGCTCGTGATTGTTCATCTCAAATGATTGGAACATAGGTGTCTTACCAAGTTTGTGAATATTTATAGCAACTTGTAATGCCACTTGAGACTTACCTGTCTTAGGTGGAGCAATGATGGTAACTAACTGACCACCCTGTAGCCCTGCGGTTGCTTCGTCAATATCTTTAAACCCTGTAGGTATACCTAAGAACTCTTGATTCTGAATTGCTTGATATTCCTTGTAACGCTCTTCTGTGTTCTTTGTTAAATCAATCTCGTGAGTACCAAGTACTCCTTGCTCATTAACTTTGGAAACAGTTTGTTCCATCGCAAGGATTGCAGCGTTGTGGTTGTTATCCTGCAACTGCTCAACCGCGTTTTCCAACCCCTGTCGTGTGAGCATACGACGGCGGAAGTCCACCATTGTGTCCAACAAGTAATCCATACTGTCTTCAACATTGAGAACTTTGTAGTTTGGATAATGGTCAAGAACAGTTGTTGCCGTAGGAACTTCACTGTATTCACTGTAATGTTTACGGACAAACGTCCAAACTTTTCGGTTGTCGTCGTCTAAGAACCAAACATCCGTTATTCCACGTTGAAGTACAGGAGTAATCTCACGGTCTTTGATTACCTTGCTAACTAACCTATGTTCGTTATCTGCTGCCAATTACTTCCACCGCTCCCCGCATGTTTGACATTGTAAATACGAATTTCCATGCACCCAAATACGTGCAATGTCATTTGAACGACACATTTTACAATTTGTGTTTGCAATACTGAACATAGCGCCCTCCCTCAAGGACTAGATGTTGTCTAACTGTACTCCTGCCGAGCCATACATAGCGACTCGGCTTGGAACATCTATTACAGCCTTAAGATTAGCACGATATGGCAGAGCACCTACCAACTCGTGTGGGTCCTCGTAAAGTTGCCAATAGTTAAAGGGATTAACAACCCTGCGCTCAAGTTTCTCAAAGGCTTTATCAAGGAGCTCTTCTGTCCAGCCTTCGCTCTCAAAGCCAGCTAGCTCTAAAGAAAATGCATAGTTGTTTGACAGGTGCCACAGCTTGTTAGCTGCAAGTAAATCAATATCTCCTACCGCAAAAGAAGTCTTCTTCACCAAAAGACGTTTAGAGACTTCTTCTTTTAGTTTGAGAGCTACGTCTGTTACACAGACTACCTGCGGAGAGGAGACGTTGGAAATGTCTCCGTTTTTCATATAACTTCTATCGTCGCGTAGTTAACTACGAACTCACGGAACTTCTTAGGGTCTTCGCTAGCCTCGTATGCCCACTCTTCTGGCACTGAGTTAGGGACATTGATTGAGTAATGACCTGTGCTTTTAATCTTATTGTTTACAAAGGAGGTGTGTTTGCAAGTGCTCTTCTTAGTCCACACTGGGCAGTTGCAACGGGTTTGCTTGGACTTAGTCTCTAACTCAACCTCAAATACGCCCACGCCTTGGGCAGAGATGAACTGCTGAACAGTCATCCACTCTGCTTTCATGCTTGGTCCTTTCATTGGGCACCTCTTAGGTCTGAACCTAGTATAGGCACTCTTATAAACGCTTCGTTAGCAAAACTCGCCATTGCTTCGCTGTACTGCGATTCCCAATTTTCTAAACGAACATTGGTAGTAACAATTGTAGGTAATCCCTTGTCGTAGCGCAGTCTTAGAATCTCATCAAATGATGTGTCGTCATACTTAGACCCGTATTCTTTACCTAAATCATCAAGTATTAATACTCTGACGTTTAACCAGTCAAAACGGCAACGACCGTGAAACCCATCTAACTCATAGCTCATCTCTCTTTTATCTTCGCCATCCATATCAAAAGTTGACTTCTTACGAGATAAGAACTCTGGATAAGTCATATAGTAAACAGGGCGAAACTTTAACCCGTACTCAGTTGAGTTTAACCCCAATAGTTTGCTTGCTAAAGCATCGTCGTCTGGAAGGTTACGGACAATCTCCATCGCTGCAACAACAGCGTGAGTTGTTTTACCAAGACCAGGACCGCCGTCAAAGACAAGACCTACGCCGTTTACACCGATGTTCCCAATACTTTTAATGACCTGACCTGAAGTCACATCATCAACCCACGAAGATACCTCTCCTGGGAATGACCCTACTTTCTCAGTAATGTCACTTGGTTCTAGCCCTATAAATCTGCGTGGAATGTTTGAAGTCCGCAGTAGCCAGTGCTTTTTTAATGGAGACAAAGTGTTGATGTCATACATCTGTGTTACCCCCCAATTCTTTTTCTAACTTTATTCGGCCAGCATCCGTTATGGCAAACCGAGGATTTAAGTCTTCATCGTAGTCAACTGAAACAAGCCCTAATGCAAATAAATTCATTAGGGCTTGCTCTAGTTCGTCTTCTTCCAATTACTTGTCTTCGTTTTCCTTAAGCCAAGCAGCAAAAGCAATTTGCGTTTCTGCTTCTGGAACTGAGTGTTCTTCAAGGTATTCCAAGAAGTCTGCGTCCTTTGTAAGGTCAGCAAGTGGTTCTGAATAAGCTAGTGGATTCATTATGCTTTAAACTCCAGTACTCCAACGAAAGCCGTTGGCTTGTCAGTTGTTTTATCAACTTTAGTTGCTTCTAACTTTACGCTTTTGCGAGGTGTCATTGCTAACACCTGTGATTTAATCCAACGCTTACCTGCTGATGCATTTTTCCAAGCTGCTTCTGCACTTACAGCCTCTGCTGGTTGCATTGAGTTGGGATTGTCATCATCAATCATTGGAGTAAGAAGGCTGACGTTAGCCAACCATGCGCCACCTTGTTCGGTGTTTAGTGTAAGTGTTGCTGTAAACTTTTTAGTAATCTTTTTTGCCACGTTTAGTTCTCCTTGCCTTTCAATCGTTTTTCATGTCGCTCTAGTTGTGCACGTCCACTCAAAGAGTTCTGGAACACACGACCGTCACTGGAGCTGAGAGTACCAGATGCTGGGGTGGTCTCAACTTTAGCAGTAACTTTGTTTAGTCCAAGGTTCTCTCTTGCTTGGTTCATCTTCGTGCCGAAGGAGGCAAGGTACTTCTTGTAAAGGTGAGGAGCCTCATCCCCAATATCTTTAAAGTTACGCTCATCCTGCAGGAACAGCCTAAGCAGTTCAAGCTCTATGAGCGGGGTTGTTCCGTACTGCGTTCTGAACTTTCTGAGCGCACCAGATAGTTGTTTGACGGAAACAGTTCCTGGAAGTAGCGGGTATTTGCGGCCCACTTGGTAACTAAACTCTGCAGCAACATCCATCGCTGTCCACTCGTGCTCTGGTCGCTTACCTCTGGTCTTAGGGTCGCTCTTTCGTATCTTCGGCTGCGGGGCGTCTTTTGGTTCAACGAGTCCAAAACCTGCAAGAGAGTCTCCATCATCTTCCCATCTTCTCATAGGAACCCTTATCTCCTTTGTGAAACCTACGGTTTCAGATTCTTTTAATTTATAACTAGATTGGCTATTAGGTACTAATAGCTTATTAGCTATACTGCTATGTGACTTATAGTCATGTGAGGTGCGGTAATTTTCTACCAACTCCTGCTTTTCTTCTTGGTAATTTTTTACCATAATTTTCTTCCGTCCCTGGTAACCGTTAGCACGCTTAGTCTGGGAAGTCTCAATAAGCCCCGATGCCTCTAGGCCTTGCAAGGCGCTACGGATGGTCTTGTCGCTTGATTTGCCAGTCTCTACACAGAGCTGGGCTACTGTGGTCTCTACGAGCCCGCCAGGGCCTGCAGAACGGCACAATATGGCGAAGAGACGGAACTGGAAATCCGTTATCTTGGCTGAATAGGCTTCTGACGGGATGTACACAGGCTTTGCCTACTCCTCATCATCAAAGGGTGAAATGTCTTTTTTGTCTATCTGCTCATTTAGGTGCTGCACAACTGCTTGACCTAACGATTCCATAACTGTGCTGGCTATGAAGGCTGCCATCATATCTACAAAAACTCCTAGAGCCTTGTGCATACCATCGTGGAGGTCATCTGGGTCCATACCTAAGAACGGGTTCTCGTCCATTTCAATCGGGTCCATCCCATCAGTTATATCCCAAGTGTCTAAAGCCAAATCTTCAACCGTATGGATGATGAGGTGGTCAGTGAGGCTATCTGTCCAAACAATCCCTACTGCATCCCCAATAGATAGCTGTCGTAACAGGTCGTTCACTGGGTCTTCACAAACTACAAAAGAGTCAACTTGTTTAATGATGTGGCCTACATCTGTAGCATCGCTTAGGAAAGCAGTTACTTTAACCTGGTTCTCTAAACACTTTCGTATAATGCTTTGAGAAAAGTCATCATAGTCTGTCTTTACTGGAAAAAGTACTTCGGGCGATTGTTCAGAGTACTTCGTGAGAAGTTGGTCAATGCCAAGTGCGACGTCCAAATCATCGTCTGAAAAGATAGCTATTTTCATTATGCTCCTAGAGAGGTGGTAGTCGTCTTGGTGATTGAATTGTTATCGGTTTATTAATGTACTTATTGATGAGTAAAGCTATAAAAGACACTGCTGGAACAGAGACAGCAAACTTTAAGTTAACTTCATAAAAGCACAGTAGCGCACCAAAGCTTAATGGCAATGAAAGAAATGCATATAGTTTCTCTTTGCTTATTAACCGCCCTAAGCCAAGAGATATAAGTTCAATAGTGAAAGTTACTGCTAACCCCGATAGGAGTACTGCTATAAGTAGGTTGACCATAGGCGCATACTACACCGCTGTTAGGTTTGTATACTCCAAGCCTTCGTAGGTTCTAATTCTCCAAAATAGGTTTTGAGGAATCCAATCCTTAAGGGTGTAACCAAGGCGAGGCAACTTAAGTGGCTTGCTATTGTATACTGAAGAGTAAGAGTCACCAACAGCACCCTGCCAGACGGCACCAAATGGGTTACCGCTAATTGAAGATAGACTTCCATCAAAGTAGTCAGTTGCTTTAGGAGACTTCTCTGCTTGAATTGAGTCTAAGAAGACAGTGTTTGCACCCGTTCCAGAGAAAACCATCTCTAAAGTAGAGATACCTGTATTGCTTCCTACGAGGACTGTGTAGGAATCACGCACCCAACTTGTAGACAAACCAACTGTGTAAGGAGGAGGGGCATTTACTGTTACCACTGCCCCTAAGTCATCTTTAGCAACAATAGAAAGAGTTAAATTAGCTGTTGCTTTTTTGTAGAACGAGAAGGTATAAAACTGACCTTCTTCAACAGGAAAAGAATTAGAAGTAAACGACCATGCACCACTTGTATTTACTAACTTAGCGCTGTGTTCACCAGAGTAAGAGCCTGTTGGTTCATCAGTGTCTTTAGTTACAGTTAGATTAGCCCCAACTTTTGTCCAACTGTTTGTTACGTTTGTTTCAAAAGTTGGATTATTAATAAAGTTTGTTTTGTTTGGATTTAAAAAGATATCAAGTGCACGAGCTTCGTCGTATGCAATAGTTTGCCCACTTTGAACACAGACCATATCTACAAAGTAAGTTCCAGCAGCAGACCACGCTAGCTCTATACCTGCATATACAGAATCTGTTCCAGAGTTAGTAACTAAAGCTGTTGTAGTGGTTGTACCTGTCACAGCAGCCGTTACTGTAAAAGTATTAGTTGTAGGTACTGTTGCTATTGTAGCTCCCGTTAAGTTAAACGCCGTATCTGGAGCAATAAATCCAGCAATTGTGACTACTTCTCCAGCAATAAGATTGTGCGGTTCTGATGTTGTGTAAGTTATTGTTCCAGAAGCTCCTGTAGCAAAGTCCACAGACACAGACACGTTCTTAGTGGCTCTAGCGCTTACAGATGCTTGCGCGTAAGTGTTTGTTGCGTTAGTTGCTGAGCCAGAAACAGTGCTTCCTATTTGAGTTCCGTTACCATCATAGTATGTAATCTTTGGGGTTATAGTTCCAGCACTTGCAGGTGACTTTACTTGCGCAGATAAAGAGTAATAAGTTGCAGTAGATACAGGTATGCCTTTACGTACAGGGTCTACATCTCCTAGCTTCATTGACCCAGCACCTGTAGCAACAATTTTGCACGAGTAGGTTAAATCAATGTTGTTTGAGTTAGTTGGTGGGGTTTGTTCTGTGCTTGAGGATATCGTGGCACCTGTTGCAACCCAATTACCTGTTGATTTGTAGAAAGTTGAGTCTTGAGGAGTTAGCATTAAGTTTTTAGACATCGTCAAAGTTGGTGCGTAACCCGTTAGGGACTCAACATAAGTTCCTAGCCCATTTAGAGTTCCTTTATTGTTATACATATATACAGACTCACGAATTAACTGTTTTTGATTTTTTACTGGTAAACCAGGTTCGTTTAAAAGCCCAAAGTTAGCTACTTCTAATGGAAGCATTGAAGCAACAGTTGCTACACGTGTGTGGTCAGGAAGTAGCAGGTCTAAATAGGTTATTGCTTCATCTAAATCAAAACCGTACGCGTCAAGAAACGTAGCTAAAGCTGAGGTATAATCAATAGGAGAAAGAGGGCTCTGCTCTTTACTAGTGAAAACTCTAGGCAAAAGTTCTAAGAGTTTTTCTGCGGTTTTATGGTCTGTAGGAACTATACCTTCAATAGAGCCAGCGTCTACCCAGGATTTTCCAGGGTCTGTAAACAAAAACAGTTTATAGTAAAGAGGTTTTCCAGGAACAAGGGCTGGAGTTGACGCTAAGTCTTCTACTCCACCTCCGTCGTTAAACATGGTTTTAGTAAGCGTTGTTGTACTAGCCTCATAAACAATGATTCCGTCTTCCGCTGTTTCTGGGTAGCTACTTTGGTTACGTACCAGTCTTACTGCGGAGTATGTTCCTGTTGGAGTTTGCCAGTACACGTAAGACTCGTGAAAGTCCGTGACAAGTAACGTCATCGGCTCAACAGAATACGCAAGTAGAGGGCTAATGCCGTACTTAGATATTCCATAGATTGCATTACCGTAATTAGCCATTTAAAATCCTATCGGATATCGCCAAGGACAAACCAGCTATTGGTTCCTACTTTAATGCATGTTGCAGAAGCATACTGAACACGAGTAAATGGTGCAGCAGGCGCTGTTCCAGCTGAAACTACTGTTGTTGTGCCAGGTGTTGCTGCAGAGATAGTTGTTGTTCCTGCCCCAAATTGAGCAACGTGAATTTTAGTCCCAACTGGGAATGGGACGGTTGCGTCTGTTGGGATTGAAAACACGTTTGCTGTAGCAACAGTCATAGTCACAAGTTTGTCTGCATCTGCAAGAACAGCTGTGTAAGAAGCAGTTCTATTATTTATGCTCATATAAATCTTTGGGTCGTTTAATACTGGAGAAGCACCAAAAGAGACTAAGGAAGAACTAGTGATTGTACTTTTTAAAGTTGTTCCTGCCAATGTTTCTGCGGTTATAGCTGCTACTTGGGCACGGGTATTTGCAATGCCAATTTCAATATTGTTAAGGCGGTCTTTAACGGTTGACCAAACTGTTGTTGTAGTGTCAAAGCCAGATGTTCCCCAACCAGAACTTGTTAACGGAAAAGTGCCTAGCGTTGTTTCAATAGCTGTTACTTCACCTTGTAAGTCGTTAATATGGGAGGCAATAACTGTGTCTGTGAAGTCAACTTTAGAGCTAAAGTCATTCTTAATATTTCCTGGATAATAGACTGCCATTTGTTACCTTTCCATCGTAATGTTGTATTTTCTCTGGTTTACAGGTTAATTACTGGTTAAACTGAGTGTTCATGACCAATGTCTGCTTTATTAGGCATTTGTCCTTCTAGAGCTAGAATTCGTTGTTCATGGTTTAGAAGAGTTTTCGCCATTGCTAGCAAAGTTTTTGTAAGCTCTATTACTTGAGTTCCGTCTGGCTCAGACTCCACTATTAAATAAGGTGTTAATCCAGAAAGGGATACAGTATTTAGTAAAGGCTTTACTAAGTATGGTTTGCTTGCTTCTTGATGCTTTCCAAAAGACCCAATCCAAACAGGGTACTCGGAATCCCCAGAAACGTAAGAAACCCAAACACCTTGACCTATTTTAGGAGGAGACGTGTGTACACCGTGTGGCTCAACAGGCCAAATCCAGTCAGTAACTTCAGACCCAGTAGCTTGAGGCACTAAGACTTGAAGTCGTCGTTGATTTAGAGGGTCTCTATTGTTTTGTACAACTCCCCTAAAAAATCCAGTAAGACTGTTTTTGTCAGCCATTGTATGCCGCAATGTTCATATTACTTTCTTTAAATCTAAAGATTTCATTTGCAAAACCAGTTAGAGGAGCAAGTCCAGTAACAATGCCTGTTCCAGAAGCAGTTCCAGTAGTAGCGTTGGCAACAACGATTCGGTAATCATCTACAGCTACGATGGAAGCGTTAGAAACATTAAACCCAGCTGCAGACAACCCTGAAATACTTACAGTTCCGCCTGCTTTCATTGCATGGCGCTGGGTTACAGTGTAGGTAACGTATCCTGAAGCAACAGTGTCTAAGTTGTATCCGACCTTAACGTTAGTTGCATTTCCAGTAATAGTTGACCCATTTTTGTATAGAGAAATTAATTTTGCTGTTTTAACTCCCTCTGTTTGATTTAAAATGTACTCAATGTCTTGAGGATAAATGGTGTCTTGAAAGTTCATTCCCGTGTAGCCATAAACAATCAGAAGTGCTTTTTTTATATTTATGTCTGCCTCTGCTTGTGTGTACTGAGGTACCTTTACATATTGAACTGTGATAACTAAGTCAGAGTAGGTAGGGGGCTGAATTGTTACTGAGCTTCCAATTAAAAGTTTATCTGACAAATACTCCGTAGCAGCAGTTGCCAACTCTGTGTATTCAGTAGAGACTGCTCCAGTTTCTGTAAGACCTGGTTGTATGTCAGTGTCGTTTAAGTTTCTGCTTGGAGCAATGTATACAGTGACTGATGTCCATGTTGACCCGTAAGCTTTTGCTTTCCCAATACCTGTTACAGTTACTGCTAAATCTTCATAATCTTGCAGGGTAATAGCACGGTTAGAAGAGCGCAAAGAAAGAGGAGCAGAAGCTCTGATTTCGTCATTGCTTTCTGGGTCTGAACCACCTGTTGCTGCAGTTCCATTTATAACCGTTATAGCAGAAGCCAAAGCGCTTGTTTGAGATGAAGTTAAAGAGGGTATGTATACAATTGTGTCAATTGTGTTAGCAGAAACGTTACCGATATTTCCTCCACCAACAACATACATTGCACGAATTACAGAGCTGTTTACTGGAATTGCGCCTGAAACTCCGTCTCCAAAGAAAATAGAGACAACGTTATTTTCATCGGATTTGACTGTGTACACCAAATCGTTTGGGCCATAATCTAATAAGTGTTGTACTTGAGTCCACTTAGCATAAATGGTTCCGTATTGAACGTAGACAGAGATAGACCCTTCTACCACAGGTGTGTTTGGTAACTCAAAAGTCATGTTAGGTGTTTGGTCAGAGACCCCAATTTGCTGTCCGTAAGTAAAGTCTGCAGCTGAATCAATGACGTTTATGTAACGTCCTTCTTCGGCGTATACGACGTCTGTATCAGAAGAAAACACTACAGAGTCGCTAGTAGTAGTAAAGTACACTGGAGTAACCACGTCTGCTGTAACAACATCGGTACTTACAACTGTTCCTGCAGGGATTGTGATTGCTGGGTATGTCATGGTTGAAGCACCTGTACCAGAAGCAGTTCCACTAACTCCCGATACAGCCACGGTAAACTGGGTTGATGAAGCAGAGGTAATCGTTGCGGCTGTTACGTTAAACGAAGTTGTGCTAAACCCAGTTACCGTAACAAGTCCGTTTACAACAAAAGGATTGCTTCCTATATAGGTTATGGTAGTGCCATTTCCAGTTGCTGTTAAGGTACCTGACACAGCAGAAGTGTTGTTATTAAAAAAAGTCAATTCAACCGTAGCACTACGATGGCCAGCTGGAATATACCCGTAAGTTTGAGCAATATTTAGCAAGCTGTTACGTTGAGTAGCTGTTGCAAGAGAGAACTCATTAGCTGTTCTATCAATGTAGTAAGAGATTAAGTCTCCCATATATGCAAACGCTTCTACCAGAGCTACACCAAAATCTGCTGGGTCTGAAGCTGTCCACTCTGGTATACGTTCTTGAATTCTAGCAATAAGTTGCTCACGAATTGAGTAGTAATCTCTTCCCGTATAGTCAACGGAAATTGGGATAGTAGATACTTGTGTGATACTCATAGTTTCTCCTCATACGGTGGAAAGATTCCTTTAATGTCAATAAATCCTATTGAAGTTTTTTGAACTTCCTCGTTAGGTAAGCTGTATGTAACAGTTACATTGAAAGTACCTGGCGCAGTTCCTGGTTCAGACTCTACGTCTATTAATGTTAGTAAGTTTAATCGTTTTGCAAATGCACTGGTGACTTCATCTTGTACTTCCAGTGCAGCATTTTCTTCACCATCAAAAAGTGCAAAAGGAATTAAAGTACCAAATGTAGGTCTCATAACTCTTTCACGAACTGAAGTGCCAATTACAGAACGAACTTTATCAGCCCAAATTTTAGTTTGCTGGGTTGTAGTTCCTACCATTCCAAATGTGTCAATTGAAAAAGGAAGGGATATTGTTTTTTCATAAGCCATTATACTGTTACCCACCTTCTTGGAACAACATTATATCCAGTCACAGCTTGATTAGTCATAGGTGCTGAGTTACTTAGTTTATACCTGGTAGGTCTATTTGCACCTGTTGTAAGGGCGTCATTTAGGTCTACTGTAGGAGCACCTGGAATAATAGAGCTAGTGTTATCTCCAGTACCGTCAGTTACACACTCAAATTCTATGGTGTATTTACCATCTGTAACTATAGTGTGTACCGCTTTTGATGTTACCCAAAAACCATTGCTTCCTGTTGCACTGCCCTCTATTTGAATGGTTCTCCAAGGAGCAATTCTAGGGTCTCCTTGACCAAAACCATACCCAGGGATAGATAACTTAGCAAGTTTTGCTTTTGCGTCAGATAGACTTTGTGCACTTAATTTGTCTATTACTACAATGGTTGTATCAACGTCACTGAATAGAGGGTCTCTATTCTTTACTCTCATGTTTTTTCCAACAGAGGTTGGTGAAGAGGTAGCTCTGTACACTTTCCCTGTTAATGGGTCAACTCCTCCTACAATTTTTGTAGATTTTGAATTACCACAAAAGTTCCCAAAATCACCTTGTGTGCTTTCAAAGTGGTCTAGTGTCTGTGACATAGGTTGAGATGTAGAGGGGATATCTCGTTCTAAAAATGCCATTACAGGTATTGTAGTTAACGACCTTTGTAGCATTACATCTACAGGATGAAAATGAAGCTCTACTCCTACAACTTGACATGCGTAACCAATTGAGCGAGCTAATTCTTGCACTTTTTGCCATTGAGACTGTCCAGAAAAGGATATTTGAGGAAAACGAATATCTGATTTTGTAACTACTGGTTTTAAGTTGTTGAACGTAGCGATGTCTGTTACTACTTCACTTGCAGTTGCGTTTTTCCAAATTTTTTGACGGGTTTCCTTTAAGGGATAAGAAGCTGCTAAACAAGTAATCTTTAACGGTTTTTCAATGCTAGTAGAGGTTGGGTACTCTAAATCAGATACATACCCAATAAAAGTACCTGAAGTAAGGTCATTAGACCAAGTAACAGTTACAGCTACACCTGTAGATAAAGCTTTTACGTAGTAAACATTGAGAGAGGTGTAATGCATCTCTAATACATCGTGACTACCTATTTTTTGAGTTAAGGTGAGTGAGTATGGAAGCTGAGTAAACCCAGGAAAATCTGGGAATGAAACAGTGAACGAGCTTCCATATCTATTTTGACGCTGTGGGTCACGCATTAGGTATCCGCAATAAAGTTCCAGGAGCAATTTCATTCGGGTTAATAATCTCAGGATTTATATCTAAAATCTCATACCACAAACCAGGATTATTTAAAAACTTTTGAGCTAATGTGTCTAGACGGTCTTTTTCTACATACTCGTACATAAAAAAATTTCGTCTGTAACTTGGGAAGTTTCTAAAGCAAGTTAAGTTGTATTGGGATTTTCTAGAGTCCCAAGCTTTAAACACTGTAGAGTCAGCGTATCTACTGTCTAAATATATCATGATGTGGCGGTACTCCCTGGACTCTCTGGGTTATAAACTGACCTGTCAAACTCACCGTTTTGGTCAAGACCAGTTGCTGTGTCGTAGTATCTTGTACATACAATGTTTACGGTAGTAAGTATAGGAACCATTCGCTCATTAAACATCATGTGTTTTAAGTCTAAGCTACTTACACGTACCAAGTATCTTAATCCAGCACCTAAATGCAATTCCATAGGAATTGGTTGTAACCAACCTTTATCAGCAGTAATACCGTTCAATCCAGATTGATAATCTGCATAAAAGCCATTCATTGCTCTGAATAAGTATTCTATGTCATACATTGTGCCTTTTTTGTAAATCATTTTAGTTTCAGTTATGTCTGGGTCTGTAGGCCACCCACCATCCAGTAGTTGTGCGTAAGAGCCGTCTGGGTAAATTATTCCCATGTCTTCAATTCGGTTTAGTATTAGGGTAAAAGCAATCGTTCCTTTCATAAGGCCCGCTGCAACTCCCGTCATACCATTAGCACCACTTGCTGCGTATTGAGGAGAAAAGGCGTCCACAATACCCCAAGCCATTGACACGTCAGTTGGGTTGTACAAGAACCTGAAACCATATGGAGTGTCGTTAAACTTTATGCCTGCTTTTTTAGCTGCATCTTTTTCAGCTTGAGTAGTGATTGCATTTTCTGCAAACATTTTGCTCATTTGAATGGTGCCTCTAGAAGGGACAATTCCTTGCCATTCCTGTGCGCCACCGACGTAGTCTTTAGTTGTTAATCCTTTAAATGCTTGTCTTCCATTTGTGTAAGTTGGGCCGCCAAGTGAGCTGGGGTCTAAAACCGACCTGGATTGCACACCAAAAGGATTGTGCATAGCACTTTTCATCATAGGTATATTGTATTTATACTTTACTCCGTCATAGCTTGAGGGTGGAGCAGGAACAGGGGGTTTTTCATCCTTTGGCTTTACTGGAAAAATGTATTTAGGTTTAAAGACATAACCCGCTTTTCTAGAAGCTAAAAGTTCTTTAATTCTAGCATTGATGTCATCTAATTCTTTTTTCTTTTTTTTAGCTAACTCTTCGTATGAGTTTGAGTTTTTTTGTAGTGCAAGAATATTTTTAGCTACTTGAACGCTGTAAGGAGGTGTATTGGCTGCATAAATAGCTTCTAAAGCTTTTTTAATAGCAGCTTTACCGTCTGCATAAGATTTTAGTAGGAGATTAGCTCTGTCTCTCTTTTTTTGTAGCTCTTTAACCTCTTTTGTAATTAATGCTTGTCTTTTTTTCTCTGCAGCAGCTGCTTCTGCTTTTTTTATGGCATCTTTAGCGCGTGCTGCAGCAGCAGCATCTCGTTGAGCGTCAGTAGGTGTTGGAGATGTGTATGCCATTAGTTGCTTCCTATCTTCTCAAGTTTATTGTCTTTTTCAAGATACTTTTTCAAAGTTTTTGCAAAAGCTTCTGCTTCATGCTGATTAGCCTGCTGTATCTGTAAGGTAACGTAGATGTTATTTGTGTCACCCTGTGAAGTTCCTTTACCTCTTGCGGTGGGAAGGGACATCTCATACGGCTTTGCATTAATAACATTTGTGTTAAACCCATCTGTTGGACCACCTTGCATTGCGCCAATTCCAAGGCTTGCTCGTGTAGAAGCAGCTTTATCACTTTGGTCTTTTGGTCGCTCAAAATCTGTCATAAAGACTCTTGCAGCATCCATAATTGAGACATTAGGGTCTTTTAACTTTTTCATCATTGAACCGTACGTTTTCATTTCTTTTAACAAAAACATTTTTTGAAGTTCAATATCTAGGTAACTCATGCCTTTAGAGACAGCAAATTTCTTTAGCGCATCTCCACGGCCCTTATGCCATTGAGCAATTCCAAAAGAAGTTCCGCCATCTCCAACCGCTCCAGTACGCAGACCAGATTCTTGGATTAAGTTACCGACCACGCCAGTGGCTCCATTGTGGCTTAGGCCTTGAGCCATAAGCCAAGCGTGTATCTCTTTAGCATTTGCTCTAACACCTTCCCCAACAGCAGCAGCCGTAGGTGATGCAGACGCAGTAGGAGACCCACCCGCTGCGCTAGAAGCTGTGTTTTTCTTTCCATCGCCGCCTGGAGTAGCTGGGTAGTAACCGTTAGGGTCAGTAGGTACTTTTCCTTTGCGTAATTCAAAGTGTAAGTGAGGACCGCGAACGTTGCCTGTGGAACCAGATTTACCAATTAAATCTCCAACTTTAATTTCTTGACCAGAACGAACTGACTTTAAGTTTAAGTGACCGTAAATAGATGAGTATCCATCTCCATGGTCTACTTCTACTGCAATACCTAAATCTCTACTTAAGTTTCTAGTTACTACTTTTCCAGGAAAACGAGCATAGACAGGCGTACCAGTTGGCATAGGGGTGTCTTGACCTGTGTGATAGTTCAGAGCTCCAACCATGGTTAATGACGAGTCTTTTGCGCCAAACCCAGCTCCCATTTGTTTAGAGAGAGAAGTTGAACCCATTGAAGCAGCTAAAGCACCATAAGCCATAGGTTGAGAGCCAGAATTAAATGTAAATGCGTTTACTTGGGAACCCGCTGAAGAAGAGAACCCAGTTGTTGGTCCACCCATTATAAATCCTGCACCTGCAGCTAACGCTGTAATCGCTGCAGAACTGACATTGCCAATACCAGGTATAGCATTTATCAGCGCTGTTGCACCGAACGCAGTTGCTCCCCATTTGGCTGCATTTCCAGCACGACTTCTTAAGCTACCTTTTTCTGAATCTCCTTTTATTTTGTCACCAGCATAGCCTCCCGCCATCGCAACAACTCCTGCAACAGTTGCACCTTTAGCAACTTTAGCTAACGTAGCTAATCTAGCTGCTCTAGCTGTTGCTGCTGCAGTTGCAGCAGATGCAGCAGTAGCTGCTGTAGTAGCAGTAGCAGCAGTTCCTGTAGCGGCAGCTGCTGTAGTGGCTGCTGTAGTAGCGGTAGCAGCAGTAGCCGCTGAAGTAGTTGCGGCTGCACCACCAGCTTTTGCAGCAGTAAGGGCAGCCTTAGCTGCAGATGCTGCCTTCCATGCTCCAAGTCCTGTGAGTACGCTTGTAACCGTACCCGTTAAGCCACTGCCTGATTTTGTTCCATTGAAGGTTTGCAGTGCGCCCTTCATTTGCAAGATTAATTCAGGTGTCTGTTCTAAAGCTTTATTTAGTTTCTCTAAAGCCCCTGCTGCAGTTTCCGCTCCTTTTAACAGGCCTTTTTCGGAATCTTGAGTAAGACTTTCTTCTGAGTCATTAATCCTGTAGAAAGGATTAAGAGGATTATCAGATGTTTTCATATCTTTTAATTCGCCACTTTTTCCTGAAGCGATTTGTCCCATTGAAGCTTTTATTAAAGTTGCTGTTTCACCTGTAATACCCATAGTAGATAGTTGGTAATCAAGGTTCATACCCATAGAGTCTCTTGCAAATTGTTCTGCACCAATTTTAGTTACATCTTTTCCAGCATAAAAGACGTTTTTCATAAGGTCTTTTGCTATAGCGCCAGGTGTGCGCAAGTTACCTTTTGTGTCGTACTGGTTAATACCGTACTGGTAGAGCTGAGCTCCCATACTTCCTGTAGACAACGCTCCAATTGCAGATGAAGCAGCTGCGTTGTCCATATTCAATGCTTTTGCTGCTGCGCTGGTTTGTTCCAAGCCCATCTTCATGTTTGAACTACCAGGCATAAAGCTGTAGTTAGTAAATGTACCAAAAGCTTCGGCAGTACCCATAGGGCCTGTGATGCCGCCCTTCATGGCTGCCATTGTGCTTAATTGGTTTTGAGTTCTATTACTTCCACCAAACATAGCTGAAGAACCGTAAAAAGAACCAGCTCGTTGTGCTACTGCTCCAACGTCTGGAAGCATACTTGAGAACCCACCAACAATAGCCGTTGCTATCTGAGCTCCTGCAGCCATCTTACCGAATGAGGCTTGTCGTATACCGACGTCTAGGTACGCACTGTTTATTCTTTCGGAAGTGCTTTCGTAGTTTGCTTGCTGCGCATTTGACGCAGGCTTAGCTGCTGCCATCGGTGTTTGGTTTGAAAACTTTGGCGCACCATTTATAGCTGTTTTTCCAAATACAGGCGTTCCTTGCCCATTACCAAACTGACCGCTTTTGGAAAGAACCGCATTGACGTCCCCAAATGCTGATGGTCCAAGTCCTTTAATCTTTTTTAAGACGTCATAGACACCAGAGAGCTCTTTTTTAAGGGAGGTGACAGAGGAGGTAAGCGTTTTCACATTACCCATAAAGTTAAATGCCACTACTTGTCCTTTCTGCCTTTGCCTTGGCTAGTTCTAGCCAATTTTTTCTCTCTCTTACTGACATATCTTTTATATCAGATAGTGTCCATCCTTCATGATTTGCACTTATTGCTGCCCACTGTGAGAACAGTTCTAAGTACGAGGTATAACTACAAGCGAAACAAGGTTCCCAAATTAATGGATACCGTTACCTCGCCTTCACACTCAGGGCACGTAACTTGTAGGTCAGTAAACTGAGGTCCAGGTACTCGCTTATTAATCTCTTTAACGATGTTCTTTCTGTCTACCATTCCAAGGTTTTGCACTTGTAATGGGCTATAGACAGGGTTGTCGTTAATCTTTAGTACGCAGTGTTCAAGCAAAACGGTTGTTTGTTCTGCCTCTGTTTTTTCAGCGTTTTTAATTAAAGCCTTTTGTGTAGCACCATCAGGTAGAGAGATTGTAAAAACATCTTTCTTTCCTTTTACAGTAAAAACACGGTCATTAATTGGGTCTGTTAAAATTTTAACTTTTACATCTTCGTTCAAATCTACAGTAACAATCTTGTAGTCTTCGCACTTATCGCAGTAAGAAGGTATTTCAATATCTACTCCAAAAGTTGCTTTGATAATTCCAAGTAGAAGAGCATCTAAGTCTCCTGCTAGCAATTGGTCTAAAACAGCTTCTTCGGCTTTGATACTTCCAACAGAAACCGTTCCACGTTGAATTATTGCTGATAGAGCTTTTCCTACAGTTGTTGCTTTAGCAATTGCCTCTTCATCGCGTCCGTTTAGCTCTCGCACCTCTGCGGTACGGAGGAGCTCCCCAGCGGATGTTATGTATCCGCCAGGAAGTTCCACCGTAGTATCCACAGGAGATTTAATTTGCGGATTGAAACTGTCTTCAATCTGCTCATTCATGACTTGGTTTATGAGATTGTTAGCCATTGCGGGATTAGCCGCTGCATTGATTGTTTTCGTTGTCATTTTATTCCTTTGTTAGATTGTTGTAATTAATTGACGAGCTGTACTCTTCCGCCACCGCCACCGACAAGCTGGGAAGTAGCTGGTGTTCCAGCCAAACCAAAATCAGTTGGTGCACTGCTTTCAAGGTCAGTTGCAAAGTTAACGTCAAAACCTTCGTGTACGAGTGTCATCTGTTCTACGAACAGAGCGTTATCTCCTGCATTTAGGTCTGAGTAAGCAACTGAGGTAGGCCAGCAGTTATACACCTTAAAGCGCATAGCTACGTGGTCTGTTGGTAGGGTGGTATCGCCACTTCCTTCGGTTCCAACGCCTGGGATTGGGTGAGACAGAACTGCGATTTCTAGGTCGCAACGGAAGTTTTCTTTAACTCCACGTGAACCTGCACCACCTTGAACTGTGGCAAACAGCTCTCGCATCCAATTCCAGTTTTTGGCAGTTCCAAGAATCATTCCACGCTGTAGAGTGATAGGAGCAAAGGTTGTTTGCCCTGGAATTTGGTGAACAGTAGTGTTGTAACCGCCTTCACGGTAAGGAATAGAGTCTGTTGTTACAGCCATTCCCGATACAGATGTAAAACCCATAACAGCAGTGGTTTCAGCTAACGCTTTAGTTGCGGCGCTTGCGCCAGTCTGTTGTTTAAACGTAACCAAAAACCTAAAGTTACGTAATGGGTCTGTCAATAGGCTTGAGCGATTGTTAGTTATGGTAGCCATAATTTATTATCTCCTTGGTTAGTTCAGCGTCTTTTGGCTGAGGTCAATGACGATGAACTCTGCAGGGTACTGCAGTGCAACGCCAACTTCAATGTGGACTTCACCTTGAGCGATTAGGTTTGCAGGGTTGTTTTCTGCGTCGCACTTGATGAAGTAAGCTTGTGCAGGTCCTCCACGAAGACCTCCTTGATTGCGGTACTCATTAAGGAATGAATCAATGACACCGTTGATTTGTGACCATAGGCGCTCATCATTGTTTTCAAAGATTGCAAACTCAGTTAGAGCCTTTAGACGTGCTTTGATGTAAATCAAAGAACGACGCATATTTACATAACGGTTTGCAGTTCCATCTTGTAGCAGAGTGCGAGCACCCATAACTACAATTCCTGCGCCAGGAATCTGACGCAGAGGATTAATTGGTGCAACTGAGCCTGTTCCTGTTGCTGGCAAGCCAACGTTCATTCGGTCTAGCTCAGCTGTTGTGAATACGCGCTCAAGAGCAACCATTCCAGCAACTGGGCTTCGTAGACCAGCAGGTGCTTTAAACACGCCGATGCTTGCATCTGTTGCTAGGTATCTTCCTACAACTGCTCCTGAAGGACCTACCAAACGAAGTGCGCCGTTTCCACGACCAACTGGGTCTGCGATGTAAGCGTGTGGGTAGTACATAGCAGTTGAGCTCTTGCCACTGAGTGCTTGAGCTACAGCGATTGCAGCATCCACAGTTAGGCCAGCAGCTGTTTCTGCAACGTAAAAGCCGTTGTTAGCTTCAGCCCATGCTGATGCTGCGGCTGTAACTGTTGCGGTAGAGGTTGGAACTACATCGTAGATGTTTGGTGTAAAGATAACTAGAGGACGATTTACGAAGTTGAACTCGTTCCAAACGGCAGTTGATGTTGCAGCATAAGAGGTGTAGTCAGATGCAACCACTGTTGCACCATCTCCACCATTTACTGGTGAGCCGCCAACTGTAAGTGGGTAGATACCTGAAGCAGGTACACCAGCAGCATTGTTGGCAATAGTGATGTACGCAGAAGTATTGTTAATTACATTGTTTGCGTAATCTGAGCTGGTTGAAAATGATGGGTCAAAAATAACGTTCTCATAACGCTCAAGAAGAATATCGTTAGCAGTGTTTGAAGCAGTTCCTGACACAGTCTCTCTAGTAAGAGTTAGCGTGTAAGTACCAGCAACAGTTCCAGCTTCAACTTGTATACGAAGGTTAGTTCCGTCTGAGCCACGGTTCCTAGCTGTAGCAGTAAAAACAGCTACTGAACCAGCAGTAGATACTGTCACTGCAGCGCTAGATGCGTTTGATGAGAGAATACGCTTTACGTATAACTCACGACCACCATTGGCGAAGAATTGAGCAACTCCAAAAGTAGATGGGTATGCGTTGTTGTATCCTCCAAAATACTTGGTAAATTCATACCAAGAATTAACAAGAGTTACAATTTCTGGACCTTGAGCAAATGGTGCAGCAATTGCACCTGCAGCGTTAGCTTCAGCTCCAGTTCCAATTGGTGCGGGTAGTAGGCGCTCACTAATGTAAACACCTGGACGGCTATAAGCCATTGTTTTCTCCTAACTAGTTGGGTAGGGGTTCCGTGTTATTACGAATTAGTCCATGGATAAGCGGCATCAAACGGAGATGTAGTTTGTCCTTGAACAAACTCTCCAGTTGTGCCAGTGCCGATAACCTGCAACGTTTTATACACTTTTGTATAGGTTTGTGAGGCAATCTCGGATGAGACTCTCACTGTAAAAGCGTTCATAAATAAACGCTTTCCTTGCTCTGTAACGTCTCGCTTTGAGACATCCAGAAGGTCTAGACGACGGACTGTTCCATCATCTGGCTCCAATACAGCAAACCGCATTGGAATTTTATTTGTGAGCATTTGCGCCAAGATTTGACGGTCGTGTCGCGGTTGACGAGAGTAGGTAGTCACTTGGTAATCAATATTTACAGGAATAGGGTAGTGAATGTACCAATCGTTCTCGTCCGCATCGTACGTTCCAGTTCCTGACGGAGAACTCGTTGGGTTTGGCAAGTAGTCTGGTTTTACTAGTCCACGATGAGCACGTGCAGGGTCTTCTGCGATGTCAATCATGTCAATTGTGACATAAGGATATGATTGCTCACGGATTTCTTGGTCAGGTTGCCCAAAATAAACTTTTACACTGCGGGAGGTATTGTCATTAGTTGACTTTTGGTCAACTACGGTCATACCCAAAAGAAGATTACGCAAAGCTTCGTCTTCTGAAAGAAGAAAGGTCATAGTTCGCCTCCCATGTGCTTTAGCATTCTACCTACAAGGAACTCTTCAGCTTCAGAGGTGTTGTTAGAAAAACGTCGCATAGCTGCGGTAGGACGGCTATTTTGGGTGCCGTATTCCAAGTCATTAATCTGCTTGGTGTGCTTTTTATTAGCGGAAATTTTAAATTCACCTTCGTGGTAATGGACCTTCATACCCTTAACGATATGGTCAGGCCAGCCAGCTGCGGTAGCTTCATTACGGAGGTGTGAGGAGAGATACTTAGCAGTTTCGTGACTGCTCTTATCTAGCGATGTATGAGCGTGGGTGTCAGCCATTGTGTACCTTTTTTTTGGTAAGGCAAAGCAACATGGATAAACCCCTTATACAACGCAAGCAGTTGGGACTGCACAGGCCCGCAGCGGGTTACTGATAAACCTATGATAAAGAAGAAAGGCCCCTTTCGGGGCCTAACTACTTACTTCTTTTTAATCTTTTTAACTAGGGCCTTATCCATCTTTGTATCGTCTTCTTGAGACTTAGGTTTACGATGTTTCTTGTCCATTTTTTCAAACTTGGCTTTTTCCTCTTTACTAAGACCTTTAGTGGTCTTAGCGTCCTGCTTTTTGTCAGAGGCTTTTGTGTACTTTGACATTACTTCCCCTTTGGCTTTGGTTTGGACTTTTTGCTGCTATCTTTTTTAGCAAACTTCTTGTTTGCTGCAGCAAGGGTCTTCATGCCGTGCTTATCTTTTGGCTTAGCGCAGCCACAGGTGGCGCACATTACTTCTTCTTCTTCTTGCGAAGGGCAGCGAAGTCAGAGCCTTCTAGCTTGCCGTCTTTGTCTGCATCAAGCTTCTTCTGCTTTGGTGACATCCCTTTAGAAGCCGCTTTCTTAGCAGTCTTCTTTGGGCCTTTGCCAAAACCTGGCTCGCCCTTTTTCTTACCACATCCACATGCTGCACACATTTACTTGCTCACTTTCTTTTTAGGTTTAGCGATTTTTTTCTTACCAGAACCTTCAGGAACACAGTTTGGCACTTTCTTACCGTTCTTCATCTTCATGCCTACTTGAACATAGCCATCCCAACAAGGTCCTTTAGCCATTTGTCTTATGCCAATCTTTAGTTGCTTTAACGCCTTGCTTAATTGTTTTAGCGCCAGCCTTCTTTGTCAGGTTAATCTTGTCGTAAGTGCCTTTGTCACGGTTGGTATGGTCAACAATGACCTCACCTTTTTTGTTCTTAGAAATCTTATGCGTTTCCCGTGCAGGCTTGCCTGGGACCTTGATAGCCAAAGTTACTGGCTTTTCAACCTTAGCTTGGGTCTTTTTTGCCGCAGCCACAGTTGCCACATTTACATTCTGGTCTCATTCGTCTTCCTCTTCTTCGTCGTCTTCAAAGTCAAAGTCCTCATCAAACAGGTCTTCATCTAGCTCAGGCTCAAAATCTTCAAAGTCAACATCCTCAATGATGTCATCTTCAAACTCTGACATTATGCTGGTCCAATCGTTGTAATCGTTCCTGAAGAGCCTCTGTACTTCAGAGCTCCAGCTTCTACATACAAAATTCCTCCACCTGTCATATTGGCAGTAGGTGCAGTCGTATTAGTAAGGTTTACTTTTCCAGTAAAGGTTGGAGATGCAATAGGTGCTTTTAAAATAGTTTGCGCATCTAAATAATCAAGTGCAGTATTTAGTTTTACATCCCAGTTAAGCTCTCCATCAACAGGTTTATTTAACGGCATAATTATTACCTTCCATATCCATAGCTACCATAAAGTCCAACACCATAACCGAGTACACCATTTCCAGAACCAACGCTTGGTGAGGCGTAGCTTTGGAACTGTGGGTCATTGACAAGCTCTTCGGCGTTAACCTGGTTGCAGTCAATGGTGACTACAGAATAGCGCTCTTTATACCGTCCACGTGGCATAACCCGTGTAGGAACAAATACTTTTTGTTGGAATGCAATTCTATCTTTAATGTGGGTCGTTGGGTTTGTAATCATATCTGGAAGAAGTATGTTTACATCAGAAACCGACACAACAAGGCGCAGAGTATCTGTGACGTAGAAGCCTCGTTCGTTCATAACGTTTGTAGAGCGCATCTGTTGAGCCATAATTACAGGCAGTTCAAATGGGTTCTTCCAACGACGTCCTTCTCCAGGAGTGGTACTTGAGACATCGTAGATGTCATCAACAACTAGGTTTGGATTTGCATCTAAGTAGTCTTGGTCCCATACCCACCAGGATACGGTGGTACCAACAGGGTCACGAAGGTCATCAACCATGCCCTCATCCATTGACTTACTTTCAAAGTCAATTTTAAAACGCCCCTGTACTTTGTTACCACGCATACGAGGATTATCTCTTAAAGAAGAGTAGAAAGTGGGCTAAGCTTCTGGGGTCTCAAAAGGGTAATGAGTGCCAGGAACAACGCTCTCTGGTTCGTTTGTTACATCTATAGTCAATGGCTCACTTAACAAGATTGCAGCTAAGCGCTCATCTGTGTGAAGGATGTCTTGAATAACTCCGTCAATAACAAAAGCAACTTTTTTTGGGGGAAGTGGACGGTTTGGGTCAAATGGTTCCATTACTTTGTTTCCTCTTCTGATTGGTCTTCTGTGTAGCTAATCTCTACAGCGGCCCACTTGTCTAGTGGACAAAATGCATTTGGAAGTTTTACTTTTGACTGCATAAAGCAGCCACATTCTTTACACTGACCTGTTAGTTTTATTAACTTAGGGCAAGCAGAACAGATTTCGTACCGTTCTTCTGCAACAGTTGTTTGAACTCTTCCAAGGTTTTTATTGAATAAATCCCAAGGACGTGCATTACGTGGTTTGTTGCTCATTGTGCTCCTATTATGATACCGAGAAGTTGTCTACCCCTGCTCCAAGGGCTAGTGTGCTAGTGCCTAAAAATACACCGTAATTTCCAACAGGAGTACCTGTACCTGTTGTGGTGTAAATCTGAGTACCGCTTGAGTTGTAAGCATATACTGTCCAAGAACCAGCCGCACTTACTACCGCTGTAATCTTTGTAGGGGTAGACCCAAGTAGCCCACCTGTTGTTCCACCAGTAATAATTCTGTCACCAGTAGCGGTAGCTGTTGGTGTAACTGGTTGTCCTCCTCCAAGAGTAGTTCTGTCGGAGGTATTTCCAAGGCAACCGCATGTTGGGTAAGAGTTTACAGCCGCACCAGTTGAATCGTAGGATGCCGAACCATAAGTACAGTTTGGGTATGTTCCGTTGTTTGTGCTAGAGGTTGCAGTCGCTTGACCTTGATATGTAGCACTAATTGCAGTAGTTCCGTAATTACAGTTTGGGTATGTGCCAGAGGCTGGGGTTACCTTAGAGCTTACAGTTGCGTTTGTGTAGGAATAAACAGGCATTGTGCCTTCGGCGTAGCAAGAAGCGTAGGACCCAGAACCAGTTGTTGGGTTTGGTCCATTCACAGTACCGCTACCGCACAAGTAGCATGTGCTGGAAGTTGGCGTAAGCTGATAGCCACCTTGTAAACAATCTCTTAAACAAATAGAGCCGCTTCCTTCAGGAAGGCATTCTCCAATGTAAAAACATGGGTTGGAATAGCTTTGAACATCTATTGATGTACAGCTTCGTGCAGATGGAGTTGCGCTGTAAGTAGTAGCACCGCCAACGTATGAGTAAATACCATTACCAGTAGTTCCAGCATAAACCTGACACTGAGTATTGTTGTAGAGAGTTCCACTACTACAGCTGTAACAGCTTCCGTTGTACTCTGTAGTTCCAGAAGGACAAACGGCTGAACCTTGAGCACAACTAAGGCAATTAGGAAAGGAAAAAGTTCCAGAACTACAGGTGTAACACTGCCCGTTAAATTGGTTTTGACCACCTGGGCAAGAATAAAATGTCGTTCCAGTACAATAATAGTTTCTATAACTACAGTCAGTACAGTAGTTGTTACCTGTTGAATACGTGTAGGTGTACTGTTGGTAATACGAACTATAGTAAGACCCGCTACCCGTTACCCACCACGCAACTCCGTAACCGTTACTTACATCGGCTGTTACCGTTGCAGTTCCATTACCAAACGATACAGAGGCAACACCAGACGAAGATGAAACGCCACGACTTCCGTTGGTAGACCAGGAACCAGAGTGAGAGGTCCAAGGACTACCAGAAGAGGTTGTTCCTAAAGTAGAACCAGAACGGTTAAAGTTGTCTGTAATAGAAGGCAGTGGAAGAACACTGTTTGAGGTTATTCCTCCTCCTACACCAGCTCCGTTTCTTGCTTTTAGAGTAAATGTGTATGACTGAGTTGCCGCAAATGTTCCTGAAACGCTTACAACGCCACCTGCAGCGCTAGGTGTTCCAGAGTAAGTCAAAGCAATCGCAGGGCTAGAGACAATATCTCCAGTACTTGTCCCACTTCCTTGCCACGCAGTAAGTGCGGACCCGTTTTGTACAATGGCTCCGTACGTTAGGTTTACAGATGTAGTGGTTGCAACAGCAGCGCTTAAACTTGCTGGAGTACCAGGAGTTGCTGGTGCAAACGGCGTAATAGATTGAGAGGAAGCAGTTGCAGTGCCCATAGGGTTAGTAACGCTAAAGGACACAGTGTATTGAGTTCCCTGCACATAACTAGCTGTGTAAGTTAAAGCGCCTGACGTGTTTCCTACAGGACTTGTCCCTGCGGTAGTTGGTGAGATTCCAGAGACTTCTGAAACATATGAAGTAACAGCTTGTCCACCAGTGCTATAGGAGTACGTTCCAGTAATGTTGGTGTTGCCAGTACTAGACAGGGTAAATGTAGGAGTGCTTGGGATAGTTGCAGCAACCCGTGAGTTACTTGATGCAGATGCTGGAGAATCTCCATTTGCATTTACTGCTTTAAGGATTACAGAGTAAGAAGTTCCCGCTACAAATGCTGGAGTTCCAGAGGTGCTTTGCGTAGTTAAAGTCATTGGGCTTGTATTGCTTGGCGCTGTTATGTAAGTAGTTCCACCATCTGTTGAGTACTTGTACGAGGTTATTGCTGAGCCACCTGTGCTTGTTGGTGCTGTAAAGGTCAAAGTAAACTGTGGGTTAGAACCAAAAGCAATACCAGTAACATTTGAAAGAGTTCCGATAGTAGGAGCAGATTCAGGAATAGAAGACGGAGTAATGAAGGTACTTGCAGAAGAAGCTAAGCTTGTTCCATTATCGTTAGTTGCGGTAACTGTGTAGTTTCTAGAGATACCCACAGTTTCAGATATAGTAATTGGAGAAGTTGCTCCAGAAACAACTGTAGTGCTAGAAGAGGTTGCTGTAAAAGTTGTGATTGATTTTCCACCAGTTGCGCCAGCGGTAAAGACAACCCCAATGTTTGCAGAACCAGTGTATGGCTGACCACTAGCAAGAGTGGGAGTTCCGATAGTTGGAGCCTGTGGAACGGTAGTTGCAGTAATACTATCTGATGCAGCAGAGGCAAGACCTGTTCCTACAAAGTTTGTTGCTGTTGCTGTAAAAGTATAAGCGGTATTAGATTGCAACCCAGTTACAGTTAAAGGAGAAGAGGTACCAGAGGCTGTGAATCCTCCAGGGCTAGAGGTTACTGTGTAAGAGGTTGCTTCAAAGCCAATTGGACTTGGGGTAAAGGTAACTACTGCTGCGCCATTATTGAACGCTCTATCTGTTCCTACATCTGTAGCTGTGCCAATTGTTGGAGCGTTAGGTACTTGCCTACGGCTAGAAGCCGTTACTCCAACAATTGACATTAGTTAATTCCTATCACAAAACAAGGAGAATACTCTGAGATATTACTCATTCCTATATTGTAGAGCGGGCTGCTTCTTTTAGCGGGGCAAGTCACGGATTAATTGCTTGTAGGCTATATGCTTCCCGTAATAGTTTACCTCAAAAGTATCGTCAAAAGCTGACTTAAACCCCTCTGAATGAAGGGCACCGTAAAAGTCTTTACAGGCAGTATCACTTATGGAAGCTTGTACACAAAAACGCGTTAAGGGGCAAGCCCACTTGTTTAACTTATCAGTTAAATAGTATTCATCTTTCATACTTTTTATAATTATTTCAAGATTTTTTGAGTTTTTTCCAACAACATAATTACAATTATTATAGTCAAGCGGGGGCATACCTGATTGGCTAGTTGCTAAAAGGTCATGCTCACACTGCAAGGTTTCAAGCATGTAGTCTAGAGGAACTGTACATACCGAATCCATATCTGCATACGCCCCACCATATTTATAGGTTACTAGGTATCTCCATATATCACCTTGAGTTATAGGAGCTAATTTTTCATAGTGAGTATAGAGCACGGGGTCTTCTGTCTTTACGAATTCTGCCCTATCCACATGATTAACGTACCTATACTCCCAGGTTGGATTTAAATTTATCCAAGTCTGGGTTACTTGCTTTAAATGTTCTGGCAAATCTTCATATAGGTAGTTATGTGTTTGCCAAATTATCTTAGGAACATCTTTAGGCATACAAGGCTAGTACTTACTACTGTTAATATGGCAAATTTCAATCTCATTTATATTAACGTGACTTGGTAGCGACCCTACCCAGTAAATAGCTTCTGCTAAATCCTCTGCAGTTAAGGCTTGGTCTCGTTTTTGCTCTTGGGTATCAATAGTTGCTGGACAAATTTCTGTAATTTTAATGCCAAATTGTGGGAACTCAAGTCTCATTGTGTCAATTAAACCGCGTTCACCCCTCTTGGCATTTGTGTAATTTCCTCCACCGCGATACGGCACCTTACCTCCAAAAGAGGTGATAAATACAATTGTTGGGGAATCTGACTTTTCCATACACGGCACAAATAATTGAGAAAGGTACATAGGCCCAGATACGTTTATATCGTAGGCTCGTCTAAAGTTATCCATAGTCTCATTAATAATGTTAGTTGGGCTAGAACCACCACCAGCATTATTAACTAGAAGGTCTAAAGTAATATCCTTATACTTTTCAAAGAAGCCCTCTATTGCTTTAGAGTCTGTTACATCTAGGCTGTATACTTCAACGTTGTCAGATACAAGCTCAGATACTTTAGACAGGTTTCTTGAAACAGCAATAACCTTGTACCCATTTTCAGATAGACGCTTGACTGTTGCTAGGCCTACGCCCTTACTTGCTCCAGTAACAATTGCTGTTTTCAATTACATACCCTGGTTCTTATTAAGCTCCATATTGTTATGAATCCAGTGACCAGGAATCATGTATTTAAAACCAGACTTTACAACGTGTGCGGTATGAAAGTATGGGGGAAAGGCTGGGAATATGACAACGCTATTTTCTTTTGGCTTTAGTCCAAAATCAATTGCTTTATTTGCAACAGATACGTCGTAGTCCAAGTCTACGGCTGGAGCTGACCCCTTAGAAAAACCATCAGCGCTAGTCCATCCTCCATCATAATCTTTTAACTGAAAAGAGATTTCGCCGCCTTCACAGTCGTCGTTTAAGTACATTACTAATGAATATCTTAAGGTCTTATCGCCATCTAGCTGGTCAAAATGTGCGCCCATGCCCATTCCAGTATTGTACTTTTTTATATTAAACGTTGGAAAAAGTCTTGGCTCATCAAAGTCCCCTAAAGAAGAAGCATAGTCTTTGCAAACGTTATACATTGCAGTCATAACCGCGTCGTATATATACTTACTTTTTTCCGCTACTTTTCCGCTATCTGAATCGTAAATGACGCTAAGCCTATTAATTGCATTAATATCAAATGTTTTTGTTTCTCCATAAATAAAGTTTTTATCATTAGAAGCGGTCCAGGTGTCCCAAACGTTTACGCCTAAGTCTGTGTATTGCTCAAGAGTGTCTAACTCTTTCCAAACCTTTTTAAAGGTATCAAAGTCCTCAATAGCATCTGTATAGTAGTACGCTTTTGGGTCCAGTATTTCTCTGTTCATCTGTTTCTCCCTTAGTACTTATTTTTTGCGTAATGGTCTTTTTCTTTAATGAACCCAACAAGAACATATCGTATTGGTCCATCTCCTACATGCTTGACTCCGTGCTCATACTCTTCGTTTCCTGGAAAAAATAACATAGTTCCTGGCTTAGGTTTTAACTGGATATCAAGGTTTGGAAAAAATAACTCACCATCTACGTAGTCGTCATTGATGTATACGATGGTGGCATACTTTATAGATGGGTCTGTTTTTTGGTCAGTGTGCGCTTTTAACTCTACCCCTGCTTGCATTCGTTGAATTGTTGCAAATCCACTTAAAATTAATTCTGGGTCAGCTTTGACCACCATAGAGTTTACAACATCGTATAAAGGCCTTTGGATTTCATGATGTAGTATGTTAAAGTTTTTATCTTTCCAATTTTGGGTAATCTCAAACTTACCTTCAGCAACCAGATTATCTACATCATCTCTACCAAATTTTTCCAAACAAAAATACTTTAAGTTTGCGTGGTACTCTACTTCCCAGTCTTCTTGTGACGTACTGTGGATAATCTCCCAAAAAGTGTTTATTTGGTCTTGGGATAAAAAGTTCTCAACAGAGAATAGCTCTGGGGTAATATCTGTAACTACGTATCCGCTGTCTATCAACTGTTGTTTAAAAGACTCAATCATTTGCAACATCTTCTAGTTTGTACTTATTTCCTGCTGCGTCTAACTTCCAGCCTTGCTTAAGAAGCTCTTGCCACTCTGCTCGTTCAATCTCTTGTTGCGCTCTAGTAGCCTTCATCTCTTCAGCCCATGCATCTCGCACCTCTTGTGGGTACGCTGACTCTTCTCGGTCATCCCAGAAAGAACCAATGGTGTATCTGACACCACCTGTAATAAGAGATACTTCGTGCATATTGTTAAACCCGCCGTCAAATACAGCAAGCAGCCCAACTTCTGGTTTAATCTCTAAGTTTTGTGCTGGGAACCGTAAAAGCCCACCTTCAAAATCATCGTTTAAGTATAGAAACCCTGCGTAGCGGCTTCTTGTAAACGCACCTGAGTTTCCCTCAGCATCTGTGTTGTCAGAGTGAATTCTTGCATATGCTCCTGGCTCCCACTTCTGTGTGTGGTACCCAATTTTACAGATTGTTTTTGGGTCAAGGTCGTGGACTGAAGCAATTGCTTCAGGCATTGCCTTTTCAATATCTGAAAATATAGTTGGAGATAGACCAGCGTCAATAACCTCTTGGTCGTTGTCTTGTGGCAAAACTGAGGAATAGGACTCGTAAAATGAAATTGGCATCCAAGAAATTGCCCCATTCTCTGCCTGAGCATCTAGGGCTTGAATCATCTTTTTGCAATCTTCTTTGCTTATGAAGTTCTCATAAACAACGATGTCTTTTGTTAGTCGTTTTTTGTTTGCTAGGTTCATTGTACTTTTACTCCGTTTAGTTATTTAATAGGGATTTATCTCCAGCAATTAACTTTTCTATCTCTTGTTGAACAAGGGCATACTCTTCTTCAAATACTTCTGGGGTTCTGCCTTCTCCCATACCCGCAGGGTTTCCCGCAGCTATTAGGGCTTCTTTTAGTGTCTTTTCAATATCGTAATTTAGTACTGTGCATTGAAACCAGTTAGCTACATACCCATCTCTATCAATAAGGTACTTCTCAAAGTTACCGCCCTGCATTGCGCCGTTGCCAAAAGGTTGATTTAACCAAGGTGACAAATAGCCATCTCTGTCTGGAATGCCAAGTTCTCTTTGTTTTTCAGCAAACGCAAGCATTTGCTCAGCTATTTCTTTGTATAGCTCATGAGTTTCTTTTCTTGGTTGACCTAGTCCGTTTACAGAGTTATCGCCCTTGTAAGGGCTAAGCTCAGTAGCACTCTCATTTGGGTTTGACGACACCATCTCTGAGAACTTAAACGTGGTTCCGTAGACTTCTTGACCATACTCTTGTGAATCTAAGCCACAGGTAATGCCTTCAGACCACTTGCCCTTAGTTACTCCTGGGCCACAATAGTCATTAGTAGGAATTGCAATAACTTGGAAATCATCTCCACCGTACTTATCTTGAAGCCATTGGAGAACTTCCATTTGATTAGCGTTGCCGCAGCCGACGGTTGTATTCGTCAACAAGGTTACTTTGCCTTTAAATTGACTTAAGAAGTCAGGAGAGCCCTCAGCTGAGTTAAGAGGGATGTCGTAAATTGATTTCATAGGGTTGATTGTACCTCGTCGTTATGGTTGTCTAGGTCCTGTATGCTTTGTTATTTCCCAAAAGAAAGGGCATGTAAAACGTAAGCCGCTTTTTACCTCAGTAACCCCATGGATGTAGTTTTTGTCACCTGGGAAGAAGTAAGCAGCGCCTTTTTTAGGCTTAAACTGCACACCCTGTAGTGGGAAATACAGCTCTCCGCCCTCATAGTCATCATTTAAATAAAACAAACTTGATAGGTCATAGTTTGGAAAGTCGTTAGGTGTTCCAGCGTCGGGGCCCTCGTGGAGCTCTTTATCAGCGTGTGGTTTTTGAAACTGCCCAGGAAGCCATTTAACAATAGTTGTCCCAGTTGGTATAACTTCTACCTGGTAGAACTCTTCAATAATTGGTCGTAGTCTTTGAAATAGCCCAGCAATTACTGGAGATATCTTTGGGTCATTTTTATCTAAAGTTGGCTGAGTTGCGACTCGGTCTTTCCAATAATCTGAGTCGTAGGTAACGGTCCCATTCTCATTTGTATGGCTTTCCGTAACATCCCAAATTGTTAAAGACTTAGCAGCTTTTTCTAAGAACTCTATCTCTTCTTGGGTCATGAAGTTTTCTAGCTCAACAATCATGTCTTTGCTATCCCCAAACCAGCCTGATGGAGTTATAGATGGGGTTCTTTTTACTACGGTATACGAATCTTTGTTTTGTTCCATGCTCATAGTGTATCCCTTTTCGTTTTATCTATTACCCCTAATTTTAGGGTCTTTACTTCATGAGAGCCTAGGCTTTCTTCTCTTTCGTTTACAGCGTCTCTGTACCAATCTGTCCATTTTCCAGAAGAGTTTACTTTTTGTGCAGCCTCTCCGTAAGAAATGTTTGCATTTAATCGTTTGCTACCTGGGTCTTGGTACTCAACAACCTCAATGTTTGTTCCATTTAACTTTGACAAAGATATTGGGATAATTGTGGCAACTGGGGTTCCAGCCTTAATAACTACCCTTTTATTTGCAATCTTTGCCTTGATAGCTAAAGGCAAAGGGTTGTCGTAAAAAGATGTGCTGATTAGGGACGACATAGTTTCAAACTCATCACTAAAATAATTTACTGGGTTAATAGTAAAGATACTGACATCTTCATCTGTCCTAAAAACCAGTCCCGTGTTTAAGCTTATAGAGGATTGACCTCTACCAGAGTAAGCCCCTTCTGGACTAAACACTTGGACACGGTCTGGTGTTTGGTCGTTTATTCCATCCCAAATAAACTCAATGTCCTGTAAGCACGATAAACTCCAGCCAATTACATTTGACTGGGTTACTGGAAAACACCTGTAAGCGTGATTCTCTGACGTTGCATCCATCCAGTCTCTTTTAATGGGCATAGGTTGGACATCAAAGAGAGCCCCGTGTGTTTTTTCAACTGAGATGTTGAACATTAATCTGATTCTGCGCTATACATCTCTGGAGTATGAAACTTTTTGCTGTAGTCAAGCATTGTCACAATAGAGTATTTGACGCCAGAAGTCACTGGCATTGCTTGATGTGGGTACATAAAATTTGATGGAAAAATAAACAGGTCCCCAGCATCTGCTTTAACCTTTAAGTTCTGTAACCTAAAGTAAAGCTCGCCACCTTCGTAATCATCGTTTGGATACCCAACTAAAGAAACTGTACAGTTGTAAGAAAATCCATGGTCATGGTGCTCCATAAAGTGTTGTCCTGGACCATACTTAATGAAGTTGAATGCTTCCCAATACTTTAAATTGTTAATGTTGTACATTCTGCAGTAGTCTTCAACCGCAGGTAACTTAACGTCATACAAATCTTGCCACAAAGCTTGAAGATTTAAGCTGACCTGACTCTTGTCATTTTCTATATCAGTCTTCTTAAATTTAAAGTCGTTGCAGTCTCTGTACTCTGGCATAAGCTGCCTATACCCAACGTACGCTGGTTGCCAAGCATACCCAGTCATATCTCCTTCTGGCTTAAGGTTTGCTTCAATTCTACCTATAACATCAATGTCTTTATTGATGACGCCCTTATAGCAAAAGATGCCACTACCTAAATCAACTTTTTCTGTCCATGTTTGCATTGCATTCTCCTATTTGTAGTCTCGTTTTGACCAAACTTTGGTTTGGTATACGCCGCCATCAGGCTGACGGTAAAATTGCATGTTCTTTACTAATTTATCATACATTGTAGATTGGTCTGGAATGTCTATTTTGTGTTCCCAGTTTTCTCGTTTAAACGGGAGAACCTGCATATACGGAGTTCCTTCTGGGATGGTACCTTCCCAACCTTCTGGAAGAAAGAATGGAAAAGTTCCAAGTAAGTGAAGCTTGTCTGAGTCTACAACGCCAGTAGTGTTTAGGAACGGTAAGTCAAACCTATTCATTGGTGTCATAAACAGTGCGCTGTATCCCTCTGGAAGTTCTAGTCCCCAAGGAGAGCTCCAAGCAAAATGAGTTTGATAGTATCCTTTTGGATGCTCAAACTGTGGCATTGGGGGCCTTTGGGTACAGAAGTCTTGGTACTTAGGGTTATTGATTTTTACATCTATGATTCCTTGAGTATTTTTATAGAAAGTTAAATCGCACGGTGTTTTAAAGATGTACCCAGTTGTAAAGGCGTCCATAATAGCTGGGCACGCTTTCCATGTAGGAATTTTTCCATAATCATCTGTTGTACCCTCTTTAGGAAATGGGCAAATTTCTTTTGGAGCTTTGTAATATTCTCCGTTTGGCATTTTTGCAAATCTGTCTGCATTTTTATACCAGGCAGGCATTTGCGTCTGTGTCGGTACTGGAACAGAGATATGCTTTTTATCTATCCACGGCCTAAATGACCTAAATATGGCTACTAAAGCCATTACTTGTGCCCTAACTCGTTAATGTCTGTCATCACAACAACGCAATATTTTGTACCTGAAACCATCGGCAGAGAAGCGTGCTCATAAATATAGTTTGATGGGAATACTGCAATGTCCCCTACTTTTGGCTTATAAACTAAGTTATCAAGTCTTGGGAACTTAAGGTCTCCACCTTCATAATCATCATTAATATAAATAACCGCAGATACTGTGCAGTTGTATGCAGGACCGTGGTCTGCGTGAATGTTGAAGTGAGTCCCTGCCCCCTCATACTTTACAAAGTTAAAAGCTTCGTAATATACGACGTTAATACCCCAATACCTAGCATAGTCGTCTATACAGTACTTAAGCTTTTGGTATATCTCCTCATGCAAGTCTATAAGTTCAGCGTTTGACTCATCTCTTGGCCCAAGGTTCTCCTGCTTATACTTAAAATCTACACAGTCTCTTGCCCGCTTAACTGGGACAGCAGATTGTGTAACTTGCGCCTCTGACCACTTATATTTGTTGCCTGATGATAGATTGGACTCAAGAGTGTTAATGTATCTTGCGGCATCTTCACGTGAGAAAGTGTTTTGGTAGAGGTGTAGTCCCAAACCTAAATTTTTAACACTTACTTTATCGTCTAGAGCTCTTTCAGGAACTCTATTTGATGCAGTCTCTGACCTATCTTTTGTAAACCAGATATTTTCATTTTCATTGTGCATTTTTTGCCTTCCTATAATCTAATTAAGTGACTGTCTTTTCCATTTTCCAATAGGGCATTCTGCATCTGCAAGCGTTGTTTTTAACGGCATAATGCACCCGCATAGTTTACAGCTTTTTGTAATTTTAATGAGGTTTTCACAAGACATGCATTCATCAAGTCTTTTTTTAATAATCTCCTGGTCATCAAGCTTTTTACCAGAATCAATTAAGTGCCAAGGCCTTGAGTCTCCAAGAGCCTCTTTCCATTCACTCCATTTAGACATAGGTTACTCTGGAGACGTAAAGGTTGTGCCGTCCCAGATAGAACCGCGATTAACGGTTTGGCCCTCTGGTACTCTAAGAAGAATAACTTCTTGTGCAAAAGCAGCGGCATTCATCAAATCTGTGTGACCACCTTTTGGGGATACTGTTGTTAAGAACATGGTGTTATCTACTAGGAAAGAGTACTTTCCCCAGTCAGGGGTATCGTTGTACCTTTCAGGCCTCTCTCCTCCCACAAAAGCTTCACCATCCCAAACTGCCCCAGGGTATACATTTTCAATGTCTGTAGTAACCATTGTTGTTATTGGAAGACCGCTATCTAGCGCATTCTCAATGCGCTGAATTAGAGGGTCCGCATTAGGACTCTCAAGATGCAGCATATTAAAGACTTCGTACGAGTCTTCAGATATTTTTGTTGCAAATACATATGTGTTCATCAAGTGCTCCTTTTGTAGTTACTTAATAAATATACCATATCTTAGAAAGCGCACGAACAACCGCACCCTGCACCGAAGTCATACAGACAGTAGAAACAGTCTGACCCACAGCCACCAAATGATGGGAAGGATGGTGGGAAGAATGGTGGGAAGAATGGTGGGAAGAATGGGAAGAATGGTGGGAAGAATGGTGGGAAGAATGGTGGGAAGAATGGGAAGAATGGTGGGAAGAATGGTGGGAAGAATGGTGGGAAGAATGGGAAGAATGGGAAGAATGGGAAGAATGGTGGGAAGAATGG